GTTATGAAAATGTTAAAGAAGATTTTGAATTATATTCCCAACTCTTATCCCGAAATGGAATTATTTCTATTCACGATACTGACCCTAATTTTGCGGATAGTTACTTAGTTACAAACGAAGTTAAAGATAGAAATGACCACGAAGATTGGAATGGTCCTATTCAGTTTGTAAAAGAATTAAAAGAAAATCCAAAATGGGAAACATTTGATTTATTTAACTTTGGAATAGTAAAAAATAAACCATCATCAACAGGTCTTACATTAGTTAGAAGAAAATGATTAGATTAGTTACAGTAACAGGTTCTAGAACAACAACATTAAAACATATGTTAAACCACTATACAGATATGGTGGATGAAATGCATATCGTTGTGTATGATTGGGAAGAGCAATCCAATTTAGCAGAGGTTCAAAATATCGTATCTCAATTTCGAAATGCTAAAATAGTAAAAGTAGTAGTTGAAGAATTATATAATTGGGAAAAAGTAACTAAACTTTACAACGAAGTTAAATCCTCGCATCCTAATGATTGGTGGGTAATATCAGATGATGATGAGTTTCACTCTTATTCGTATTCACTTAAATCTATTATAGCAGCTTGCGATATGAATGGATGGGATATGGTTAGAGGTGGATTCGTAGATAGAATTGGTGTAGATGGGGAGATGGTTGAGTTATTAGATACAGATGATATATTCGAAAAGTTTCCATATGCTGGATTTTTTAGACACCCATTAAGTGGTGCAAATCCTAATAAGATTTGTATTGCAAAAGGATATGTTGAGATTACAAACGGACAACATTATGCAAAGATAGATGGACATACAACTTGGAAATGGCAAGGTTGGAAGCATCCTTTAATTGCACCAATTGAAATGTATAATGTACAAGTTCATCATTTTAAATGGGATAGTACTTGCGCGGGTAGAATTAGGCACGTTGCAAATCAAAATAAAGATTACTCATATTCGGAAGAATACAGAGTTATGTATAGAGCATTATCAAAGTATAGATTTAAATTACCATTAGATGATGAAAGGTTTGGGTTTGAATTATCACCAACTTATCATTATTTAGGGTATTCAAAGTGGGAACAATTAATTAAACAAATAATATCAATATGACAGAAGAACAATTTGAATTAGAAAAAAAGAAAGTAAAAGCATTAGAAAAAATTGCTTCTACATTAGATGCGCTTACAGTTTGGTTTGAAGAAATTGACAAACAAGAGTGGAGTGATAGAGCACAATATTATTTAGCTGAATGGCATAAAGTAGCAAAACCAAAAGACCCAACAATTGATGGATAGACATAGACTTGGTGTTATTGTTCCATATAGAAGAAGAGAAACTCAATTAAAGGTGTTTTTGGATTATATGTCCAATTACCTAATCTCTCGTAATATAGAACATAAAATCATCATAGTTGACCAGGATGATGCAAAACAATTTAATAGAGGAACATTACTTAATATAGGATTTAATTATGCTTTAAAAGCTAGATGTGATTATGTAGTGTTCCACGATATTGATATGTTGCCAGTTGATGTAGATTATTCGTATTCGGATAAACCACTACATCTTGCAACTAATTTTGTGTTAGAAAACAATGAGAAAAAAAGAGATACTTTTCAAGAATATTTTGGTGGAGTTACATTATTTCCAGTAAAAGATTTTGAAAAAATAAATGGTTACTCTAACAAATATTGGGGATGGGGATTTGAAGATACTGATTTGTTATTAAGATGTAAAGTTAATAAAGTTGATTTAGACACATTTAAAATTCGTAATATAGGTAGAAAGGGAAAAGCATTAAAGTTTAATGGTATCGATTCATATATTGAATGTAATAATGTTATTAACTTAAATAATAATGCAACCTTTTTTATAAATTTTTATCCAGAAGAAAAACCATTAGACCATACAAAACCAACCGATGAGTTTACTGTATTTAGTATTCCTGGTTGGGATTTTGCTATTTGTTATAATTCATTTTCTAGGTATAATTTTTGTGCATTCGATACAGAACATAATTCGTATTTTATAAATTCAGAAATAAAACCAAGATACAAAACAACTATTGCAGTAGTATTAGATAAAACCGAAAATACAATTAGATTATATCAGGATGGTGTTTTTATTGGCAAAACTGAAAAGTTTAAAAGATTACATTTTTATAGAAAAGAACCAAAATTTTATTTAGGAGCAGGTAAACCTGGAAGAGAAACTATACCAAATCATTTTAAAGGTACAATATCTACTTTTGCATATTTTGATGATGTTTTATCAGATGAAGAAATATTAGAAATTTCAACAAATGAAACAAAATCATTAATGAAACCTTTTGGTAATTATAAATCAAATAATTCTTTAAAAACGTATTTTGATGCAAATGTAATAGAATATTATACTTTATTAGATATAACAAATAGTGGATTAGAAGGTAAAATTGTAAATTGTGAAATAGTTGATGAGGAATATCCAGAATTTACAGAAGTTAAAATACCTCATAGAAGACAATGTACTTTTAGATTATTAAAACACGAAGAAAATGGATTTTTAGGAAATGGGTGGAAAGACCAGTCTACAAGATGGAATCAGTTAAGATTTCAAAATGAAGTTTTTCACAATTATGAATTAATAAAAAACGATGGATTATCAACTTTGGAATTTATTGAACATAGTAAATTTCATCATAGTAATAAAATAATGCATATTAATGTAGGAATATGACGAAACATAAATTAGGTGTATGTGTTCCATATAGAAATAGAGAACAACATTTAAAACAATTTATACCAACGGTTTCTAAATTTTTAAAAGAAGCCAATATTGATTTTAAAATATATTTTGCACATCAAGTAGATGATAAGTTGTTTAACAGAGGTGCTATGAAAAATATAGCAGCTAAACACGCATTTGAAGATGGATGTGATTACATTGTATGGCACGATATAGATATGGTTCCAGAGGATGACACTTGCGATTATTCGTTTCCTAATGATAACCCCCAACACATAGCAGTTCGTATCTCACAATCAGATTATCAACTAAAATACGAAGAGTATTTCGGTGGTGCAGTTATATTCTCAAAAGAACAAGTAGAAAGAACAAATGGTTATTCTAACGATTATTGGGATTGGGGTATGGAGGATGATGACTTATTTTGGAGATGTGTAAAAGAAGGATATGCTAATAAAACAAAATTAGAATATAGTGAGGAAAGAGTTGTAGGATATTTTAATGGTATTGATTCAAAAATAAAATTCAGACCTTCAATTGAACAAAGAGAGTGTTTATCAAAATCTCACACAATTTCTGTATTAGTAAAGGCAGACCAACAAATAGAAAAAGTTCCTATTTGGTTAATTGGAGATTCTGAAAGACAATTTGTAGAGTATCCAATATTCAGAAAACCTGGTTACGATTGGGGATTATCATTTAATAATAGTAGAGCATATACAATGCAACTTTGGGATAGAACCAAACAACATTTATATCAATGGATTAAACGATATGAAAATCAATGGAGTTGGGTAACAATGGCAGTTGATAATGATAATAAAAAAATACATTTTTATTTAAACGGAAAAGAAAGTGATGCAAGATTAGGTACTGGTACTCAATCTCCATTGCATTTTACTGAAAATTTAAAAAGATATGGGTTTGAGCCGTTTTGTATTGGATATTCTAAATCCCCTACCGAATCATATTTTAAAGGTGCTATTGCTGAAATAAAATTATGGGATAGATGTTTATCTCCAATAGAAATAAAAAATCTACACACTAATACTCCAGAAGAAAATTTAGTATTGGATATTTGTACTATGGCGTTAGATTTTGGAGAATCTACAAATGTTGAATATAAAAATGAACTCATTGAAATTCCTCACACCATATTACCGCATAGAAGAAATGGAAAATTCTTATGTTTACCACATAGAACAGAGGGGTTAATTAATGTGGGTGGTATTGAAAAATGGGCAAAGGGAGAAACAACTGCCAGAAACGAAAGAAGATATGTTTTAGAAATGCAACAAGATAAAATTGATTATAAAAACGATGGTTTGAGTACATTAAAATACGAATTAGTTAATATAGAACAATTGGATGAAAATTCGGTTATGATAAATGTAAAATTATAGATGCAAAATAATATATTTGAAGAAACAAAAAAAAGTTTAGATTCAGTAGGTTGTGGGTTTTGTTTAGCAAAATGGACACAGGTAACCATGCACTTACAAACTGGTCTTAATCACTCTTGCCACCACCCAACTGCTCATAAAATTCCAATAGCAGAAATACAACGAAATCCATCCGCACTTCATAATACTAAATTTAAAAAGTATAAGAGAAAAGAAATGTTAGATGGTAAAAGACCAGAAGAATGTGATTACTGTTGGAATATTGAAGATAATTCGGATAATTATTCCGATAGAATTTATAAATCATCGGAACCCTGGTCTAAACCACATTTAGATGAAATTATACAATCAGATTGGAGAGCGGATTTTAATCCAAGATATGTTGAAGTTAGTTTTTCTAATACTTGTAATTTTAAGTGTTCATATTGTGGACCTGAATATTCATCACAATGGTTGCAAGAAGTAAAACAATTAGGAGGGTATCCAACTACAGATTCATTTAACAGTTACGGTAAGTTAATTGAAAAAAATAGATTGCCAATATTACAAAGTGAATACAATCCTTTTGTTGAAGCATTTTGGAAATGGTGGCCTGAATTATATTCTGATTTAAATACATTTAGAATTACCGGTGGAGAACCACTTTTATCAAAAGATACTTGGAAAGTTTTGGATTATATATTAGAACACCCAAATCCAAACAAAGAATTAAAATTGGCAATTAATTCAAATTTAGGAGTTACCGATGAACTAATTGATAAATTAATTCAAAAATTAGACAGAATAATTTCGGAAGATAGAATTAAAGAAGTTATTATTTTTACATCAGTTGATGCATATGGTGAACAAGCTGAATATATTCGTAATGGTTTGAATTTTAATAAATTTTGGGATAATGTAAACAAAGTACTTTATAAATTACCAAAAGTTACAATAACCATAATGTCTACTTATAATATTTTAAGTCCATTTAGTTATAATAAGTTAATAGAAAAAGTTTGGGAAACCAAAAAAGAACATCAAAATTTAGAAAGATATTGGCAACATCCTATATTATTAGATACATCTTATTTAAGATTTCCACAACACCAAAGTGTTAAATTATTATTTGATAAACAAAAAGAACTTATATTAGATAATGCTAAAACTGCTTTATATTTAGGTGTTCCAATTTTTACAAATACTCATATGGGAATGACCGAAGTTGAAACCGAAAAGATAAAACGAATATATGATTGGTCATTATCAAAAACGGATGCAAATATTTTAAAAACAAATAGAAAAGATTTCGTAAAATTTGTAGATGAGCATGATAAAAGAAGAGGAACTAATTTCTTAAAAACATTTCCAGAATTAGAGGAGTTTTATAAAAAAATCAAATATGATAATTAAAGAAGGAGAACCTTGGTTGTTATGGCCAAATATGGTTTCATATGGAATAAATACGGGTGAGATTGGTAAAACTTTTGAGGGTGATACTGATTTTACGTTATCTATGAACATAAAAATATTAACAAAATCATCAGAAAAAAAAACAGTATTTGCAAAACTTCCAAATTATATGGGGTTAGATATTGAGAAAGAAAACAATAATTTAATGTTGATTCTCAATTTAAATAAAAACGGAGAAACCGAATGGAAATATTTATTTTCTGAAACAGAAATTGGTTATGATTTTAATTTATTATCGTTTAGATATAATAAAGTAAATCGTATATTAGATTTTTTAGTTAATGACATATCTGCTATAGAATATAAGTTAGAATATGATGAAGAGTTAAGTGTTGGATATGAACCACATATTTTGTTTGGTGGTGGTAATTTTCCACATAATGGATTTAACTTAAATTATTGTTCTTACGAATTAGATTTTTTAATGATTTCAAAAGAATATAAATCTTATAATCAGATATATAATATTAAGGAAGATGGTAATTTAGATACATCTATAATTGGTTTATATAATTTTAAAAAACATACCGATTATAAAGTTTTTGATAATTCACATAATTGCAACTTTTTACATAAAATAATTTATTAATGGGCATAATTGCTAAAAAACCAGAAGAGTCTTATCAAGAATATAGAGATAGAGTTGTAAATCCAATTTCTCCCGCATTTTGTGGAGCAAAGTGGTATAACGCTACGATATGGTTAGGGAACGGAACAACTGCAAGTTGTCATCACCCCCCTGCACATAAGATTCCATTAAATGAAGTTGCTATGAATTACAAAGCAATTCACAACACTCAATATAAAAAGCTAATCAGAAAGCAAATGCTTGAAGGGGTTAGACCAAAAGAGTGTGAATATTGTTGGAAGATAGAAGATTTAGGTAAGGATAATATCTCAGATAGAGTTCATAAATCTGTAATTTATACAGATGAGGAATTGGCTGAATGTAAATCTGCATTTAATTGGGAAAAAGATGTTGATTTAAAAACATTAGAAATTGCATTTGACCCGAATTGTAATTTTGCTTGTTCATATTGTAATTCATCTTTTTCTACAAGTTGGCAAAATGATATAAAGAAAAACGGACCTTATCAAAATTTAGTATCAGATGGAGCAGGTGCGTTTCAACACGATGGTGCGCATGCAATGCCGTATGGTAAAAAGAATGAAGGTAATCCATACGTTGCTGCATTTTGGAAATGGTGGGAAGGAGAACTACAATACTCATTAAGAGAATTAAGAGTTACAGGTGGAGAGCCAACCATGTCACAAGATTTTTGGAAGTTAATGAAGTGGTGGGAAAATAATAAAGATTGTGAAGTTGAATTTGCAGTTAATTCAAACTTAGGTCAAAAACAAGAATTGTTTGAACAACTATTAAAAGCAAGTCATAACGTTAAATCATTTCATTTATACACATCTTGTGAAGCAACTGGTAAAGATGCAGAATATATTAGAGATGGGTTAGTTTGGGAAGGTTGGTTAAAAAATATAGAACGAATGTTATCCGAAGGTAATGTACAATCAATAAACTGTATGATGACAATTAACTCATTATGTTTATTTACCTTACCTGAATTTATGGATGAGATGTTAAAATTAAAAATTAAATATAAAACACAATCACCTGTTTGTTCATTTAATATTTTAAGATTTCCATCATTTCAAGCAATCGTAACTTTACCAAAAGAAATCCGTTTAGAAAGAGCAGATGCAATTGAAGCATGGATTAATAAAAATTGGGATGATGAAAAGAACGGATTTATTGAATGGGAAAAAGATAGTATGACAAGATTAGTTACATATATCAGACAAATAGAAACAGGTCATGCACATACTTCATCTTTACAAACTAGAGAAAGAGATTTTAAATCTTTTTATACTCAATATGATACTAGAAGGAAAAAGAATTTTGTTGAAACATTTCCACAATTAAAAGAATGGTGGGATTCTATTCCAGAAACTGTTATTAAACCACTTACAACGGTAGTAGATGGTGATGATGCTAAATCGAATCGTTATGTTGATGAGGTGATGGCAACTGCTAAAAAAGAAGGTTGGGTGTTAAACCCACAATGGGCAAATCCTGGAGCACAAGATTATGTAGAACCAGATATTCAAGATGATATGTTAGATTATATAAAAAACAACTAAATGGAAAATAATAATAGTAAAAGTATATTCCCAATAAAAACAAATACTTCATGCCAATTTAAATGGACTTGGAGTACATTGTTTTTATCGGTTGGTACATCATCAAGTTGCCATAGATGCAAAGGGTGGGATGTTACAGACCATATGCAAGATTTTCATAATCATCCTGGTAAATTGGAAGATAGAAAAAAAATGTTAGATGGTAAATGGCCTGGTAACGGTTGTGAATATTGTAAAAAAATTGAAGATTCTGGTGGACAGAGTGAAAGAACAAGTTACATAAATGATTTGTTAGTAGCACCAAAAGAATTGGCAATAGACCCAAAAGAAATTAGAGTAACTCCAAGAATATTGGAGGTATATTTTACAAATGTTTGTAATCAAAAATGTGTATATTGTTCTCCATTTTTCAGTTCGTTAATTCAAAATGAAATTGAAAAACACGGACCTATGGAAACGGAATACGATTTAATGGGATTTAGAGCAGGAGATAAATATGAAAAATTAAAAGCAGATTTTTGGGTTTGGATGGAAAAAAATTCAAGAGATTTATATCAATTTCAAATATTGGGTGGAGAACCAATGTATCAACCTGAGTTTGAAGAATGTTTGGAATTTTTTGAAAGACACGAACATCCAAATACAAATTGGAAAATATTTAGTAATTTAAAACATAATCCAAAACAATTTAAACAAAAGATAGATAGAATATCTAAACTTATTTATTTAAAAAAGTTACAATCTTTTGAAATTGTATGTAGTATGGATAATTGGGGACCACAAGCTGAGTTTGCAAGAAGTGGTATGGATTTAAAAGAATGGGAACAAAACTTTAATATTTTATTAAATTCACCAAAAGTAAGTATTTCTATACATTCAACTATTACACCGGTCACATTACCAACAATGGGTGATTTGTATAGAAAAATAATAGAATGGAGAAAAATCAGAACTGTTGATTTTGGATGGAATACTGTTGCAAATCCTACATTTATGAATCCAGAAATATTGGGTCACTATGCTTCTGATTTCTTTGATGATTTATTATCAACTATACCAGAAGATGACCATAGAAAAGCATATTTAAAAGGATTTAAAACGCAAGTTGAAAATTTTGGTGTTGATAGACAGAGATTAAAACGATTAAGTGATTATTTAGATAAAATTGATATAAGGAGAAAAACGGATTGGAAATCATTATATCCCTGGCTAAATGATATATGTATAAAAGAAGATGTTCATTCTTTACCATCTGTTGATTTATCTGATATTAAAACTGTAAAAAAACAAGAAGATATAATAGATATGTTAGATAATTTTAGAGATATGTCAGTTGAAAATAATTTAGTATGAAAATAAAACCATCAGAGGGTAATAAGACTTTTTGTATAGCACCATTTACACATACCTATCTTTCTCCTCAAAGTGAAAGAAGGTTGTGTTGTGCAAGTCGTGAAAAAGCAACTTGGGCAACTCAATATATTGATTCAGAAAAAGCAGATACTAATTCAGAGTATTCACCTGCAACATTAGATGAACATTGGAACAGTCCATATATGATGGATATTCGTAAAAAATTAATGGCAGGTGAAGAAATACCACAATGCGCGGTTTGTAATAATAAATTACTAAACATACACATTTATAGAGATTACTTTACTAAAACATTATTTCCTAATAAAATTGAAGAAGCATTTGAAAAAACAAATGATGAAGGATATACTGAAATGAAACCAATATCATTTGATTATAGAATCAGTAATCGTTGTAATTTTAAATGTAGAATGTGTGGTGACCAATTATCATCTTCATGGGAAGCTGAAAATAGAATGTTAGGAAACTATGATAAAGGTGGTGATGCTTGGGCACAAAAGCAATTCAAACCAATAATAGAAAAATTTCAAACAGAAGTTGCGGAGAAAGAACTTTGGGATGCCGTAAATGAAAAAAGAATAGAAGAAATTTATTGGGTTGGAGGAGAGCCATTGATGTGGGATATTCATTGGGATATTATGAAGCAGCTTGTTGATTCTGGTCAATCAAAAGATGTGATAGTAAGGTATAACACCAATTTAAGTAGAACATCGTTTAAAGGTACTAACCTGTACGATTTACTACCACATTTTAAAGGTGTTCAGATATGCGCAAGTATAGATGGTATTGGTGATATAGTTGAATATGTAAGACATGGTATAAAATGGGAGCAATGGTTTGAAAATTTTAAAAATGGTTTGTTTTTAAATAAACAATTTGGAGATTACGCAATTGCATTTGATTTAACAGTAACTGCTCCTGGTTTGTTTTCAATGAAAGAAATGATTGATATTACGGCAAAATTAGATGTGCATACTTTAATTAAAACAACATTTGCATTTGATAGTAGTATTATGATGTCTCCAATGGTAATACCAAGAGATATTTTAAATCCAATATTGGATGATATTATTGAATACGCAAAAAGAAAAGCAAAATATAATCCAAAAATACAAAATTATGTTACTTGTTTTGAAGATATTAAAAATAAACAAACATTTCAAGAACAGTATCCTGATTGGAAAGAAGGTTTAATTAGAGGAAAAAAAGGTTTACAACAAATTGATAAACACAGAAATAATTTAGGTAAAATTGAAGAAATATATGCTCAATATCCACCTTTATTAGAATGGTGGAATAGTATAGAATTAAATCCGTTAGTGTAATGAAAAATCCAGAATTTGACGGTAAACCGTTTTGTACATTACCATTTATACATTTGGCTACACATCCAATTGGAACATCAACTCCTTGTTGTATTACCGATATGACAAATGATATGAGTACTGCTAAAAAAGATGGATTTAATTTATTTTTAGATAAAGATTCACTATCAGATATTACAAATTCTGAAAATTTTAATGATGTTCGTAAGAAGATGATTAATGGAGATTTTCCATCACAATGCAAAACGTGTTATTTCCACGAAAAAAATAATGTGTACAGTAAACGAATGGAAAGTAATCTTAAATTTAAACATTTAATAGACCATGCATATGCAAATACAAATGAAGATGGTTCATTAAAAGAATTAGATTATCGATATATTGAATTAAGATTGGGTACTGTTTGTAATTTGAAATGTGTAACTTGTAATCCGTTTAGTAGTAATAGATGGAATCAAGATGTATCCGTATTTAAAGGAACTGAATTTGAAAAAAATTATTTTAAATGTGATATTAGAACCGAATGGTTTAGAAGTACAAGATTTTATGATGAATTATATGAAAAGTGTTCTAAATTAGAAGAAGTTTGGATTAATGGTGGTGAACCAACGTTAATTAGAGAGCATGGTTATTTTCTACAAAAATTAATTGATAGTGGTAGGTCTAAAGATATAAATTTACACTACTCTATTAATATGACGGATATTCCAGATGATTTTATTAAAATATGGAAACAATTTAAACAAGTAAGATTACATTTATCTATTGATGATTTGGAAGAACGAAATGATTATATTAGATATGGTGCAAAATGGGATATAATATATAAAAACTTTTTAAAAATTATAAAATATAGAAATATATTTAAATTAGAAGTTTGTCAAACTGTTAGTTGTTTGAATGTTTTTAACATAGATAAATTTAAAGAATTTACGAACAAATATAATTTAGTTGTAGCTCATAATTATGTTCATCACCCATCTTTTCAACACGTTTCTATTTTATCAGATGAATTAAAAGAACAACTTTTAAATAATATTAATCATTTAAATGAGTTTGAATTAGAACGATTAAAAACGGAATTATATTCTAATGAAGAAGAAAACGGAATGGATAAATTTATTAATTTTATTAAATTATTAGATAAAAAAAGAAATGTCTATATTGGGGATTATTTAAAAGAATGGGATATTTATTTTAAAGAACAAATATAGTTTATGACACATTTAATCACATCTGGTTGCTCATTTACATCACATTATAGAGTAAATATTAATAGAAAAGAAGACGAATTTTTAACAGATAAGCCTGAATTTTGGTATTATACACATTGGATTAAAACTTTAAGACCAGAACTTACTGTATTTAATATGGGAAGTCCTGGTAGTGGTAATTTATTAATTGCAAGGTCTGTAATATATAAAGCAAAACAATTACTAAAATCAGGAATTAAAGGAGAAGATATATCAATTATAGTAGAATGGTCTAACTTTCATAGAAAAAGTAATTTTGTATCTAAAGATATTATAGATAGAATACCGTTGGATAAACATGATAACTATGCAATAGATTTTATAAATGAAAAAAAATATCCAGGAGAAAAAGGATACTGGTTAACTTTTGCAAATCCAGATATGAGTCAATCTTCTTTTGTAAAATTAAACAGAAAAGTATATGAATATACTAAAATTTATTTAAATACATTATACAATGATGAAGAAAGATTTATAGAATGGTTAGAATATTTTGATTATTTAATAACATTTTGTAAATTACACAAAATAAAATTAAAATCTTTTTTTATGCATAATCCATTTTCATTAGAATATGAATATGGAATGGTCCCACATAATTACCAAACTCCAGAAGAAATGGTAGAAGGTTTATTTATACAGAGAAAAATTCACAATACTTGGAATGATACCGAAGATATGATAATAAATAAATTTCCATGGGCCGCTCATTTATATAAAGGAATTGATTGGGAAAAATATTGTTGGTTTTATAATGAAGAACAATTACATCGAAACGGTGGTGTATTAGAATGGGCAGTTAGAAATCAATTAAAGAGTTCAGATGAGGAATTTAATCCGTTATTTCAAGAATATGAACAATATGGTACTCAAACGGAAATTGAAAATAAATTAAGAGAAGGAGAAGCGAGTTGTTGGGGGCACGTTAGTAGTTGTAATTATAAAAAATTTACAGAAGAAATAGTTTTAAATTGGGAAATGTTTAAATAATGGTAGGAATAAGATACGAAAATGATGGTGAAAGTATAGAAATTATTGAAGATATTCAATATCATATGCCTCAAAATGATATTTTTAGAAATATACCAAATAATGTATTATTAGTTAATACGGTAAATTCATTTGGATTTTCATTTACAGAATTTAAAAATATAGAAAAATTTTGTAAAGTAATAAATGAGTATGAATTAAAATATAATAAAGTAGATAAAATACTAATTGATTTTAATGAAACTATGGTAGATGAGATGGGTGTAATTTCATTTGCTAACATTGTAAATAAAAAATGTTATTATTCAAATTTTGATATGATACATTCTAATGGTGTAAATAAATTTTACATACCATCTTCTTTATATTCTCAAATTGATTTTTTATTATCAACTGATTATTTAAATGCCAAATCTTTTTTGGAAAGAATGAATACTGTATATAAGGAATTTAGAAAACCTCATAAATTGGTATTTTATTCAAATCATATTAGTCCTGTTAGAATTGATATTTTTAATATTTTAAAAGAAACTGATAATTTAAAAAATAATATATGGTCTTTTACTGGAATAAAAGAATATTATTCAGATAAAAAACATAATCTTGATGAATTTTTTAAAGAAAATGAAGGTATAATTCCTTTTTCATATGATAAATTTAATCAAGAAACAATAGTATTAAAACACACATATATTTCTCAATTTTTGGCATATTTTGAAATAGTTACAGAATCTTATTTTTTTAAAGATGTAAAAAACATTAATGAACATTGTCCAGTTACTGAAAAAATATTAAAACCAATTGCTTCATTTTTACCATTTATACACTTTGGCTCTTCTAATTTAAAAAAATGTTTAGAAGAAATAGGAATGACATTTTACTCACCTTTGTATGGATTCTATGATATAACAGATGAAGAAGATACTCAAAGAGGATTGGAGCATGTTAAAAAATATACTGAAAAAAGTATAGATGAATTGCATGAAATATATTATAGGTATTTACACGAATATCATAATAACTCAAATAAATTTTTAAATTATTTTAATAATAATAAAAACCATATTTTAAATGTATTAAATAATGGATAATAAAATACATATTGTTTTTGCAGGATGTTCTTTTTCCGATGATGGAAGCAGAGACGGTAAATTTGATATAAATTCTTTAAATAAAGAAAATCCACATTATGTGCAACATTTGGGATTACCAAATGCTATAAAAATGCATAAATTTTTGGCATTGGATTTAATTAATCAAAATATATCAAATGTAAAAATACACCCAATAGCAAGGGGTTCATATGGAAATCATGTTATACACGATAAATTAAAACAAAAAATAAATGAATTAAAAAGGGATTATCCAAATGAAAAAATATATGCAGTTATACAACTAAGTGCATTTTTAAGAAGAAGCCCAAATAATAGTGTTCAATACGGTGTAGATATTGATATAAAAGATTATCCATACGATTATATGGATGATACCATTACAATTACAAATTTAGGTTATAGAGATATATTTGTAAAACACTTCCAAAATATAGAAAATATATCAAATTTTTGTAAGGAAAATGATGTTGAAAATTATATGTTTTTTGGTTGGGCAAATATATTTACATACGATATAACTAAATATGGATTTAAAAATGAAATAGAAAGATTACAGAAAATTGTAAATTTTTACCCATACAAAGAAATTAATGATGAAATTGGCCATTATTGTGCAGGAGAAAAAGAATTAAAATCGATTAAAGATGATAGTGGAAAATTATTATATATTACTCCACCTGATAATTATGGTGGGCTTACGGAATATACTAGAGAACGATTAAAAATCGGCGAAAGATATTTTTTTGATAAAGACCCACATCCAAGTACTACTGCTTATAATTTATTTTATAATGAATTATTAAAAAAATGGTTTATTGAAAAAAACATAATAAATGACGTAAAATTGGATGAATTTAATGAAAATCTAATAGAAACTGTTTTATATTTTGAATACAATAGGTATATTAATTTATGGAATTATACAAGTGATAATATACATGAAATACAATCAGAAACGCATAAATTTTTAAACGAAAAAGAATTTACTAAAAAAAATATAAAAGAATTTTTAATTTATTTAAACGATAATTGTAAAAATATAATATTTAATTTTAAACAAAAAAAGTTATTATGAAACATCTTACAAATGAAGAAATCCAACAAATTACATTTGATTGGAGATACAGAGGATTTACAACATTGGAATTATTAACTGAAGATGAATGTGATGAAATTAATGCAGAATTGGATACATTAAGATTAGCAAGAATTGGTACTGCAACAGATGATGGTAAACTTTGGGGAGATTATGACCCATTTGCTTATCCACATAAATTATCCGATAAGTTGGCTAAGCTATTTGTTCATCCAAAAATTATAGAAGCATGTGAGTTTCTAATGGAAGGTAAGATACATGGTTTACAAACTTGGGCGTATTTTAAACCACCTGGACAATTAGGAAGAGATATGCACCAAAATGCATTTTACACAGGATGTGGACACAATGAAATAATCAATACTGCATTAGCATTAGATAATCATGATTCTCAAAATGGTGCAGTATGGAACTATGAGGGTTCACATAGATTGCCTGTATTACCCATTGAAGTTGATGAGGAAAGGACAAAAACTAATCCATCATTTTGGAGAAACGAACGGGGTAAACCTTGTGTAATGCCTGAGGGTCATAATTTTCGTAAATCGGAAGGTATAATTAAAAAAGGACAAGTTGTATTATTACATTCACATTGTGTACATGGTTCAGAACCAAATAACTCAAATAGATTTAGAAGAAACTTTTTAGGGGGTTATTTAAAACAAGGAGCATACTTTAATCAAGGTAATCATATGAAAAGAGAACCAATTAATATTTACGAACTACGTGAAAAACATTGGGAAATTTAATTAATATAATACAATTCGGGGTATTCAACTAAACAATGGATACCCCCATTTGTGTAAGCATTTTTATAAGCAAGTTCAATATCTTCCCATTTAGTTAAATCAACAAAATTTATATTATTACACATAGATTTGAATTGCTCAAAATAGTTTCCTTTATGTTGATGACCTGGGTCTAATGGTTTATCACTACCTTTGCCTAATCTAATAATCATATTTGCTTTCCATTCTCCACCACTCATTAGTTGTAATTTATCAACATGATTTATAAGTTGATTTGCAGCACATATAATAAAATCCCAACGAGGATAAAATGTAATAACAAATTCATTTGTCATTGCTAATCCTAAACTCATTCCCATTTGAGATTCTTCCATTACTGGAACTTCAATCATTTTTTCTTTAGGAACTTCTCCTAATGTTGTACTCATAGGATTACCTGCCCATAGAACCTGTTGCCCTATAAATGTGGTGTTATATTTTTCACCTAAAAATTTCATTGAATTTGTAAGTGCATCTTTGTATGGTGTATATTCTGGTTGGCTCATAACAATGTTTTTATTTTTTTAATTATACTATTTGCAATTAAAGTTTGTGCTTCTAAACTTGTGTGTAAATCTTTTGGTGGTTCTTCAAAATATGGGTCATTTATTATTGTAAATTGATTATACTTTGAACTTAAATGGTCTAAACAATCAAATAATTCATTATTATAATTTATTTGGACAAATCTATCATTTAAAAACAAATTAGATTTTATATCATTTATATAATCATTTGTCCAACAAAATAATAAGCATTTTATTCCATTTGATTCTAATTCTATAAATTTATTTTTTATTTTATTTACTATTTGTTTTATATGTATTTTTTCAAAATCCTCATATGTGTAGTTATTACTTTCTAACCATTTTAAAAAAATATCTTGATGTTCATAAAATTCTTTTATCCAAGGGTTTAAATTTAAATTATATTCTATCCCATCATAAACAAAATCAAATTTTGTTCTAAATGGTTGAGTTGTTTGTAATATTACAAAATCAAAATCATTATATGTAAAATCATTTTTAAATAAATCATCAATAAATTGTAAAGATTCTTCATCACTTCCACCATTTGATTCTTTTTTTACTTCAAATGTGTTAAAGTAATTTGAAACTAATCTTGCAAAAGATTTTGAATTTTTAAATAACCTATGTGATTTTGTTACATTATCACCAATGTATTCATTGAATGGTGGACCTACTAATCTTGGTAATTTTGAATAAAAATACAAACCCTGCCCCCAAGTAAATGAATCACCGGCAAAAATAATACCGTTCATTATTTAAATTCGTTTTTATGTTCCAAATACCAATCATAAGCAAGTTTTAACCCATCCTTTAACGATGTTGTAGATTTCCATGCTAAATTATTATAAATTTTATTAGAATCTATTTTTCTTGTTGGAATCATAGATGGTTTACCACTAATAAATTCAGTAGGTGCATCATAGTTTGCAACTTCTTTCATAATATCTAAAACTTCTAATACAGAATGCACAGAATTAGAACCAACATTGTAAACTTCAAAACCATTTTTGATTTCTTTTTCTAAAACAACTTGCAATGCTTCAACAAAATCTTCAATATAAAGTAAATCTCTTAACTCAGAACCATCTCCCCAAACAGGAATAGGATTCATTTCATCTGCAACTTTTCTAATGGTTGCAGGAGTAACGTGGCATTTATTAAAATCATATTTGTCGTGAGGACCGTATAAATTAGCAGGTCTTATTACAGTTGTTTTCATAGTACGAGGTAGATGTTTTGCATATAACTCACATTGAACTTCTGCATAACGCTTCATCCAACCAACTGGAAAATATACAGGATATGGTTCATCAAATAAGAAATCAGTTTCAATAACCGCTTCATCTCCTTTTGGTGGATATACAGTATTTGAAGAAATAAAAATATAATGTTTAACAAAGTTTCTCCATGCAGCATCAATTAAAAAATTGTTCATCGATACGTTAGGTGTAACGTGTGCCAATGGGTCATCTACTGTATCAACTGCGTTTGATGTAGTTGCTGCACAATGAAAGACAACCTCAACTCCATTTGCTGCATTTAAGCATCCATCGTATGTTTGTAAATCAAAATGTGTATATTCTACAGAATTTATAGAGTTTCTTACACCTCTTTTGTGTAAATTAACTCTAATGTTTGTATAACCTTCTTTGATTAATCTATTTGTTAAATTTTGACCAACTAAACCAGAACCACCTGTGATAAGGATTTTTGAATTTTTATTTATCATAATATTTTATTGTTTTTTATATAACCGTATAACTCTTCACTTATTAATTTATAACCTTGTAAATTTGGATGTTGAGATGCTCTCGTTTCAAATTCTTCATTTTGGTTTTCCCAAATATCCAATCGTTTAATTTTATTTAAATAATCTCTAAATGTTTGTTTATTAAATTCCCAATATTTTGAATTATCTATTAAATTGGTAATATCATCCTTTTTATTCAAATTGATTAGCATACTTTCAAAACTGTCACACATTATATAATTTATATTATAATGTTTAAATAGTTTTTGGATAAAAATTATGTAATTTTGATTTACAATATTGTAATAATTCTGATTAAACATCTCTCCTATAAAAAATTGTTTATATTCTGTAAAAAAAGAATCGTATAATGAATTACTACTATTATAAGAATTAATAAACTTGTGAGGTTCTTCAATTAAATGTTTAATAGACCACGTAACCCATTCACCATTTGGTAAAAAGGGAACATAATCTCTTAAAGAAGAACTCCACATTATTGTAACAAAATCATTGCTTTTTATTTTTTCAGATTGAATATCTAAAACGATTTGATTAAATATTTTATTGTTAGCATTACCACTAACTGCATTATTTATAAACGGCATGTTTAGTTTATCTGCTAAAAATTTAACCCAACTATTTTCTTTACGATAGGATGGTCTTTCTTCTTTAGATAAGGAATCTTCAACTATTCTATTACATCCTTGCCCTTCCGTCCAACTATCACCGTATGCGTGTAACATCATAATAACTTATTTATATAATAATCATATGTAATTTCCAATGCTTTTTCAAAACCAAGAACTGGAAGTAATCCTATTTGAACTTGTTTAGTAATATCCATTTGTCTTCTTAAATCTCCATTTGGTTTACTACTATCCCAATTTATAGATATTGGTTTTTTACTTATTTTGATTAAAGTTTCAATCATTTGTTTTATGGTAATTTCCTCACCCGCGCCAAAATTAATTATAGTATGAATCTTATCATCATACAATCTTAAAATAGCATCGGCAACATCACCAGCATATACAAAATCTCTAATAGGAGAACCATCACCCCATGCTTCAATTGAATCTGTTGCTTCATATACTTTTTTTATAGTTGATGCAATTACTGTACCACTACCGCTAAAATCATCATATTCACCAAATATATTAGCAGGTCTTATAATAGACCATTTATCATAACCATATTGAACTTTGTATGCTTCTAATAATATTTCACCCATTCTTTTAGACCAAGATGGAAACCAATCGGATTCACTTGGTAAAGATTTCCACACATCACCTTCAACAAACTTTTCTGCAGGAGAATATACACCAACGGAGCTGACAAATATTAACCATATATTATTTTTAGAACATTGATTGATTATTTCGGTATTAATTTTAAATGATGGATATAAAAAATCAACTGGTTTTTCTTTTGCTCTAATTGGAGAACCTTTTATACCAAAGCAATTAAAAACAACATCAGGAGATTCATAAAAAAATAAATTTTTTATGTTTTCCTCTATTGTTAAATCTAATTCATAAAATGTAAATTTATCAGATATTGGTAAATTATTTGAATGATTAATATCAACACCAATTACATTATAACCTTTATCTAAACATTTTTTTACTAAATGAATACCAACTAAACCACTACATCCTGTTATTAAAATTTTTTTCATATTATATTTTTTAAAAAATTACTTTTAAATCTCTTATTGTATCGTTAATTATATTTTTGTATCCATATGTAAAAAATACTTGTTGGTTTTCTGCTATTTTTTCTATATTATTTTTATACCAATCTGTTATGTGTTCTTCACCCAATGAGTGTATTCTTTTTAATTCAATTAATGCTTGATTTAATCTTTCTTCATTATTAGATATTTTATCAAATGAATAATCTATTAAATCATTGTATAATGTAAATCCATAATTTTTTAATTGAGTATTTACAAACACATCACCTATTATTAAAAATGGATGACAATTTGCAAAAGGTTTAAAACTTTTTTCTGTTAAATTTAAACTTTCAGAATTAAAACTTGATTCTAATACTATACTAAAATTTGTTTTAAAATAATTTGGTTTAGATGATAATGGTTCGTGTTCATCGGTTGGATAATTCCAATCTAAAGTAGTATGTGGTAAATCATTAAATTTAGAATAATATTTCCACAAATCTTTTAATTCTTCTTTTTTTGAAATTAATAAATTTAAATCAATATCATTTTCTTTTATTAAAAGTGAAAATTTTGTATCATTTATTAATCCTGTTTTTAATAACCATAACATAACTTGAACTCTAAATGTTTTTGTAGAATTGCGATTATATAATAAAAAAAATGAATCCTTTTTATTCATTATATAGTCATTTACTCCAGAAGTTACACTTGCTATTTGAGTTCCTTCATCAAATACATTTGGTAATGATAGTTTTTTATAATGAGTTGACCACCACCCCAACAAATATGGTTTTGATATGACTAATATTTCATTTGTAACTTTTTTAAAATAGTTATTAATTGTAATTAAAACAATTTGATTTGGTTTTAAATTATAATAATTTTTTAATTCTATTAATTTTAAAACAAATTTGTTCATATGGTCTCCTTCTTGAGTAGAAGAAAAAACTAATTTTACATTTGGTTTACTTGAAACCAATTTAAATACATTGTTAAAATAATCAATGTTGTCTTGTAATATATGGTATCGCATTTCTTGATTAAATGAAAAATTCCAAATTATAGAATCTGTTTCATTTAATTCAAATATTGGAAATTTAAATCCATAGTTAATATCAAACTCTGCAATTTTACATACACCATTTCCGTTTGGCACATTTTTAAAATCAATATTTTCATAATAAAATTTCATCATATTAAATTGTAAAAATATCTTTCTGTAGTTTCATTTAAACCATATTTACTAACATATTCATGATTTTTTATAAATCTATCCTTATTATTTATATAATAACTTTTTATTTCTTTTTCTAATTTTGATAATCTTACAATTTCATCAAACACCATATATAATCTTTTTTTATCATCAATTTCTAAATCATAATCGTAATTAATAATATCTTCAAAAAAATCTAAATTAGAATGTTCTTTTTTTAATTTTTCAACATGTCTGTAAGATGCTAAAAAAATTGGAAATTGATAAAAATAAAATGGTTTAAATGATTTTTCAGTTATATGAATATCTTTTATTTCATAGTGAGATTCGGTAGCAATATTAATATAGCTATTCTCATAAGATTTACATTCTATATGTCTAAAATGTAAATAATTATTTGGATTATCAAACCAATCTAAATTTGTTTCATAAAAATTTAATTTTGGTTTAGAGCAAACTTCATAATAACTGTGTAATAATTTTTTATCATTTGCACCATTTATAAAATCCTGATGTTCATATACATTTAATAAAGGATGATTCATTAAACCATATGTTAAAGACCAATCTATTAATCCAGAATCTAATAATCCATTATTTTTGAGTAATGCTAATAAAGCAATTCGATGACTTTTTGGTCTTCTATTTTGGCATAAAAATAAAAAAGGTTTATCTTCTATAAAAGAAAATTTATATTCATTTTTTAATACCGAATCCGAAAATTGACCTAATAAAAAATTTGATTTATACAAATTAATTGAAGTAGTATCTTGTATATCATTAATTAATGAATTATTATTTATAAGATAAAATTGTTTTAGATTTAATTTTTTTTTATCAATTAAAACTGATAATTTTTTTACATCAACATCAAAGTCCATATAGCTTTCATGTTCACTTAAAAAAATTACTTTTAAATTTTTATGTCTAACATAATATTCAACTTCATCTGATAATTCCCATTCGTTTTCGTTAAATAAATTATCATAGGAACAATAGTGTGAAATCAAATAATAATAATTTTCATCTGGATGTATATCTGATAATTTACAATAATGTTTTTTATAAAGATTATCATCTATTCCAAAAAAATACAAATCCATCATTATACCATTGTATCCTAATTTTTCATTTACATGCGCAAGATTATTAATAGGAGAATCCCCATCCCACTTATCAAAAACTAAATTTAAAATACTACCCATTTTCCAGTACCATAGTGTGGCCAAACTTTTTCATACTCATACCAAATAACATCATTTGGAATTTCACTTTTAACATTCCAAGTTTCAACTGTTGGCGTATAAGTTGAAACACCATTATCTTCTACTACAAATGTAATTGGTAAATCAAAGTTTTTTGCATATTTATAATTTTCCATAAAAGCACCTGTTTCAAATGCCATATCTCCTACAAAACACCAAACTTTGTCTGTAGAACCACTTCTTTTATTTGCCATAGCAACACCCATTGCAATTGAAATAGTTCCACCAACTATTGCCGATGAATAAAACTTTTCTTCTTTATTTACAATAGTGATACTTCTACCTGCAAGAATTTCATCTTCTAACCACTTTGAATCAACTCCTTTTACTAATGCGTGATAATGAGAACGCCAGGTACTAAATACCCAATCGGTTGATTTGATTCTTTTTCCAATTTCAATTATTTGTTCTTCATTTCCACCACTCAAATGTATAGGACCTCGTATGTTACCACCTTCCCATGCATCTGCTATTCTTCTTTCAAAATCAATCAATCCATCTTTATCCCACAATGATTCCTTAACAATTGGGAAATTTTCTATGTTTTTTATCATCTGTCTCTTTTTTGTAATATTGGTTTATCTGTTGGCCATTCCATTTGAAACTCCGGGTCATTCCATTTAACAACACCTTGCTCATTTGCATCTACATATTGACCATCGTAAAATAAATTATAATGAAACATACAATCAGTAAGTGCATAGTGACCATTTGCAAACCCAGGAGGAACTAATACCTGTTGTCTGTTACGTTCAGATATGATGAATGATTCCCAATCCCCATAGGTAGGAGAATCTTCTCTTACGTCCAAAACAATGAGGTATATATCACCAACTGCTGCTTGGACTAATTTCCAAGTTTTAGTATCATAATGTAATCCTCTTAATACACCTTTGTATGATTTTGAAAATCTACCATGTACCGAAACATATGGTGTAAGTTTTAACATTACAGGATGTTCCTCTGAATGAAATGTTGTAAATATCTCACCTCTGTATTCTCTATAAATTGATGGTGTGTATATTTCTACTTCGTTTCCGAATTTTTTTGATGGAGTTACTTCGAACTCTTTCCAATTTGAACTCATATTATGTATTGTTTGCGTAACCTAATGGAAATCCGTTTCTAAATTCTGCTCCCATTCTTGGTACTATCATTTGATATGCTTCTATAAGTTGTTCAATACCTTCATCTAAACTCCAAGTTGGTTTCCAACCTGTTGCTTCAATTTTAGCATTAGAAACAATGTAATCTCTTTTATCAGGGTCTTCGTAATAATCATCATAAACAATTGCAAATTTTGGAACTTGTAATTTTATCTTTTCCAATAATTGTTGTTTATTTAAATTTGAATCACTTAAACCAACATTAAATACTTCACCTTTGTGTTCATCGTAATTGTGTAACATAAATAAGAAAGCATTTGCTACATCTTCTATATGAATAAAGTTTCTTTTAAAGTTTTTCTCAAATACTACGATGTATTTATCAGTAATTGCTTTATAAGTAAAATCGTTTACTAACAAATCAGTTCTCATTCTTGCAGATACTCCAAAGACGGTTGCTAATCTAAAAATGATTGCATCTGTATGTTCTTTTAGAAGTCTTTCTGCTTCAACCTTAGTAGAACCATAAACTGATATTGGATTTAATGGGGATTCTTCGGTACATTCTGATTGACCTTCTGCAATTCCATATCCACTATTTGTATTTGGATATAAAATCTTTTTACCTTTACCTTTTGTAAATTTTATTATATTTTGAATTTGAATCAAATTTAATTCCTTTGCCAATTGAGGTTCGGCATCACAAGCAGGAAATCCTACAATTGCTGCTAATGGAATAATCACATCTACTTGATTGCAAAGTTTTTCCAATAGTTTTTCATTACGAACATCTCCGTAGATAAATTTAAATTCAGAATGGTGTGTGTATTGTAATAAAGAAGTTTGGTTAAATAATAGTTTATCTAAAACTATAACGGAATGCCCTTCTTGCAACATTCTACCAACTATAACAGAACCTAAATAACCGGCTCCACCTGTAATTAATATCTTCATTTTTATGTAACTTATATAGTTATATATATCAAATATTTATATATTTATACACAAAGAAAAAAATATGAAGAATTTACCTATAATTTCATTTTTCGTAAAATTATACGAAGATTACCAAAGAAAGAAAAGATTTAAGAAAAAATTAGAAGAACTTAAAAAAAGAGACCCTTTTGTATATAAATCTTTCTAATCTTAAATTTTGAGATATTTATACATATGAAATTAGAAGTAGATAAGCCGGAAGTAACGGATTTAGTTGTAGTATATTCAGGACGTTTCCAACCATTCCATGCTGGACACTATGTATCCTATCTAAAACTTGCTAAAAAGTTTGGTAAGGAGAATGTATATATTGCAACATCTAATAGTACATCTGGTCCAAAATCTCCATTTGATTTTAAAGAAAAGAAGGAAATTGCAACTAAAATGTTTAATGTTCCATCTGATAAATTTATTCAAGTATCAAACCCATATGCTCCAAAAGAAATATTATCATCTTTTGATGGTAAAACTACTGCTTATATTGCGGCAGTTGGGGAAAAAGATGAAAGTAGATTAAGTGGTAAATATTTTAAACCATATAAAGGTAAAACGGGATATGGTTATGATGAGATAGGATATACTTACGCAGTTCCTGCCGAATCAAGTCCAATTAGTGGAACGGATGTTCGTAATTGGTTAGGTAGTGGAGATGATGAATCTAAAAAGAAAGGATTCTTAAAAGCATATCCAAAGTTTAATGCAGATATTTTTAAAATGATAACAAACAAATTAAATGAAGATGGTTTTCCAGGAGGAATCGGAACAGGATTAAATCTTCCAGGTGGATATATTAATGGAGCACCAACTGGTTCTGCAAACGAATCAAATAACACAGAACCATCTTCTGCATTAAGACCTGAACCAAAGCCAACAAGACATCAAATAGAACACCCATCGGACGAACCAGATTGGTATAAGAATGAAAGTTTATATGACCCAATTGGACATATAATTGATAGAGTTCTTGCAGAAGAAATGTTTAAAGAGTTTGTAGATTCATACTTTACAGAAGCACCAAATCCTATTATGGATAAGGAGTTTGATTATACTGCTTCAGATGGAACTAAAAAGAAAATTAAAGTTAAGAGTGCATTAAGATTAGCAAAAGACCATCCTGCACACGTTCAAGCTACTAAAATGGTTGGTAGTGATAAACCTAATGCAATGGCAAAAGGACCAACAGATGCACCTGCAAATCAACCAAAAAAACTTGCTGAGCCAGGTAAAGCAGCAACCCAATCGGCAAAACCTTCTGAACCTGGTCAACCAGTTAAACAAGGACAAACCCAACAAGGTAAAGCAGATAAGGCAAAAGGAGGAACTCCTACACCACAAGGAGCAGAACAAACACCACCTGCACAAACATTAAGTGGTGATGAATTAAAATCATCAGCTGAAAAAACACCACAAGATAAAAAAGCTGAAAAATATGCTTCATTCAAAGAATTTTTTAATGATGCAAGTGATTCTATTAAAAAAGAAGCATCGGCACTTTGGAAAGATTTTAATACAGAAGAACACCACGATGCACATGAAATGGCAAACCCTGAATCTGAAACTAGAAAAGGATTTGTAGACCGTGCTGCGGATTTTATGGCAGAGTTTCCAGATAATATGGTAAAAGGTGCATATGATGTTGCAAAGCACAAATATCATCAACTTAAAAATACTGGAAAAGGTATAAAATCATTAGCAACTTCTTTATCACATGGTAAAGGATTGCAATTTGGTTACGAAAAGGGTAAAGATGGAAAGTGGGGAATTAATAAAGATGCAGCAGAAAAACAGAAAAAAGCAGCAAAAGCAACGGCAATTGATGCAGCTAAAATAGCAGGAGCAGTTATTGCCGGTGGAGCAGTTAGTGGAGTGATGGGTCATTTAGCGGGAGGAGGAGCACTTGGTGGTTTGGGGCAAGCTGCACTTAGTGGTGCGGGAGAAACACTTTCTCATGGAGTTACTGGATTTGTAAGCCATATGGGAGTAGATTTTGCAAAACATTGCGGATTTGAAGCATTAGGATTAGGTGCAGGATTTGAGTTTGAGCAAGCTGAAAAAATAGCAGCAAGAGCTGGTGTTGCAACCGTAGGAGTTGTTCCACATATAGGTAAATTATTCCACAATGCAATGAGTTATGTTATGTCCGAAGATGCTAAGCCGGAAGATGAAACAAAACAAAACGCAGATTTACTTATGAATTTGGTGGCAACTATTTTGGAAAAAATGAAAGATTTCAAACCAACATCACAACAGATGTTTGAAACAATGAAATCATATTCAGAAGCTAAAAAAGAAAAGGAAGAAAAACAAAAAGGACTTGAAACGGCAAAATTATTAAAACCAATACAAGAACAAATTTCTCCATTAAAAAGAGAAAATGTAAGTAATTTTGTAGAATATGCAACCAAAAGATTAAAATTAAAAGAACAACCAAAAGTAACATTAGTAGAAGACCCTGAGTTTTCAAGACAAAACCATTCATTGGGTGGATACAATGTTGATTCTAAAGAAATATTTGTAGCAACCGAAGGCAGATTAACTGCTGATATTTTAAGAACTATTGCACATGAAATGGTTCATAGAAAGCAAGATGAAATGGGATTGATTGGTGATTCAGTAAGAGATGGAGCAACTGGTTCAACTGTTGAAAACAAAGCAAATTCAATAGCAGCCATATTATTAAGAGAATATGGTAAGTTAAATAAAACAATTTACAATGAAGACATCAATATAGATGTTGATAAGGGTGATACTGTTTTAATGGGTAAATTCAAAAACAAAAAAGTTGTAGCAAAAGATTTTGGTACTGATGACCACGGAATGCCAACAATCAACGGTAAAGTTGCAACTACATTTAGAATACCAAGAGGAGAAAAAGCAAAACCAAATCCACAATCTGTATTTGATGAAGTTGGTTCAAACGATTGGCACTTCAAAGCAATTATGAAATTGTGGGATAAAGCAAATTCATATGGTAAAAAGAAAATTGGAGTAGCAGTTTGTAATGACCCAAATGCAAGTAAAAGAGAAATCGAAGCCCAATTAAGAGATACTGATTACGAAGAGGTAACTGATATGACCGATAAATTGGGATTAAAAGAATATATCGAAAAAAAAAAGTTAAATAAAATTGGTGAATCGGTTAATACGAAAAATCACAAACCTCACGGAACTCTTGACCATAATTTTAATCATCACCATAAATCATCTGCATACGCACCTGATTATGGGTATCCTGCTGAGTTAGATACAATAGATTTTGATGATAAAAGAACTAAACAACCAGGACACCAAGTAACTACAAAAGATACAGAGGATAGAGGATACGAACCTGTTAAAACTGAAAAATTAACACAATCTAATTTGGATAGTGTTGAAAGATACGCAGATAGAGAGTTAGACCCTGCTGACATAGAATTTAGTAATCACTTTTTTGATAGAGTAAATGATACTCGTAATGGTAAAGAAATATCCGAACCAGAACTAACTGGTTTCTTTAAGAGATTAGGAAGACACAAAAAACAATTCATAGATTTTTTAGACAAATACAATCAAATCGTAGTTAAAGACGATAGAAGTAATATCAACATTCCATTTGTAAAGATGGCAAATAAAGTTATTGCTAAAACCGTAATGAGAAAAGGTGATTTTCAAACCAATTCTCCTACAATCGTAAACGAAGAAACTCCATCAGAAATCATAAAAGATTTAGATAAAGTAAGACATGATTTAATTAAAAAAGTAGATGTTCTAATTGCTAAAAAGAAAAAACTTTACTCTAATGTTGATATTGAATCACCAATGAGTGCAGATGAAAAACAATTAGATAAAGATATACAATCTATATTTTCACAAATTCAACAAATAATTCTTAAAAAAAGAACTTTAAAAGAATCTTTAAACGAAGCAATTAAATGGGAAGAAGACACTTTTAGAAAATGTATGCTTGGTAAATTACCACTTTCACTTAATATTGTTCAGAAATTAGTAAACCCAATTAAAGCAACTACATTACACATAACTGATATTGCAAATTTATCAAAAGTTGCAGCATTAGAAGGAACTAAAAAATCAATTTCTACATTCAATAAAACTACTAAATGGGGAAAAATTGCACAAGGTAAAGGATTGTGGACAGAAGGTGGTGTAATGGTAGCATTATCAGGTACAATTTTGGCACAAAGTATAATGGATTTGTGGACAGAGCCTGATAAACAAGGTAGAAGATGGGTAAATCCTGGAACTGTAATAGCAAATTTGGGAAGAGAACAAGATGTAGTTTTTAATTTTGCACCTGAATTACAACCATATAAAGAAAAGTTTAATAAGCATTATTTTGATGGTACAATTACAAATGCAGAAAAAGCTGAATTCATAAAAAAATATTATGAAGCTGCTGAAAGATATATGTTGAGTAAGAAAAAAGATTTTCAAGAAACATACTCAAATTCAAATGGATTACATTGGGAAGCAGATTGGAATGAAGTAGTTCTTACAAACATTAAAATTGAAAAGATTTTAGTAATCCAAGATAAAACTCTCTTACAAGATTATCCCTGGAATATTCAAAAGAAACATAGAGAAATAGAATTATCTAAAAGTAGAGCGGATGCAAATAAATGGTTAGAAAGCCAGAAAAGTCCAAGTGATAGGCAAAACGAAATAGATAAAATAAAGCAAAAATACAAAAATGTAGAAGTTGCAAAGAATGAGGCTGATATTCAAAACTTTATTAATAATAATGGTGGTAAAGTTATGAATGAATCGGTAAACAAATCTGTAATATCAGAAGGTGGTGCATACGGACACATGTCTCACCCGTTTGATGATATGAAATTAACTTTTGGTGATTTAAAAAATATTATTACAGGAGCATTAACTGGTAAATTAGAATTGACTAGAGAAAAAACCGATGGACAAGCTCTGGCAATCAGTTGGAAAAATGGTAGATTAATTGCAGCAAGAAACAAAGGTAATTTAGCTAATGCGGGTGCAAATGCAATGGGTATAGAAGATGTTGCATCAAAGTTTGCAGGTAGAGGTGGATTAACCGATGCTTACAATTTTGCTATGAAAGATTTATCAGCAGCAATTAGTTCGTTATCAGAACCACAGAGAAAAAAGATATTTGATGAAGGTAAGTGTTTTATGAACTTAGAAGTTATCTGGCCTACATCGGTAAATGTGATACCTTACGGACAACCCCTATTGGTATTCCACAATACAACTTGCTATGATGAGAAAGGTGTAGCAGTTGGAGCAAATCAAGGGGCAGCAACGATGTTAGCAGGAATGATTAAGCAAGTTAATGGAGATGTTCAATCAAAATATACAATTCAAGGACCTCCTGTAACTAGATTACCAAATAATGAAGAATTGGCTTCTAAACAAACTAAATATTTAACACAATTACAAAAATTACAATTTGAATTCCAATTAAGTAATAGAGATGGTGTTGCGGAATATCATCAGGCCTGGTGGGCAAACTTTATAGATAAGAGTAAAGTTAAATTACAAAAGTTAGAAAGAGATGCTTTAATTAACAGATGGGCATTTGGTGATAAATCATTCCGTTTGAATACTATTACTGATAAAGATGCTCAAAAGTGGGCAATAGATAATGATAAAGTAAATGTTGCAAAACAACAAAAAGAAAACATTAGACCATTTGAGGAGATATTTTTAGGAGTTGGAGCAGATGTATTATCATTTATGGATTCGGTATTAACTGCAAATCCAAATGCAGCAGTTGCTAGTATGAAACAAAGATTAAAAGATACTGCTGATAAGGTAAGAGGTAGTGGAGATATAACTAAAATTCAAAAATTAAAACAAGAATTAGCAAGATTACAATCGATTGGTGGATTAGAAAAAATAGTTCCAAATGAGGGCATTGTATTCATTTATAAAGGAAACACATATAAACTTACAGGAACTTTTGCACCATTAAATCAGATTTTAGGTATTTTTTACGAATAGTTTGATATATATAATAAATCAATTAGTTACATTAATATAGAATTATGGCAAAGAGAAAATCCTTTGAAGAAAAAAACAAAAATATTCACAAATCTCGTCAATTAGTTATAGATACAGTATTTGGAAGAACAGATGATAATCAAACAACATTTGGTTATGAAAAAGAAGCTGATAAAAAAAGAGAAGTTGGTGAAAAATGGGTTGATGGTGAAGGTGTAGAGTGGGAACAAAAAGATGGGTTTAGAACAAACCTAACTAAGATGGATAAGGTAAGAGAATTCTTACAAAAAATTAGTAAATGTTCTTCATCCGAATGTAAAACTATAAAATATAGTACTGCTGATAAAAAGGCAATTGTTAAAACAACTCTTTGTATAGATTGTTTAGCAAAGCAAGAAACTAAGTTAAGAGTAGATGGTACTTGGCCGTTTTATGAGGATTACAAAATAACATTAAATAAATTAGGTTATGTTAGAGATTTAAAAACTCAATACGAAGAAGCATTAGAAGGTATCAAACAACAGGTTGAAATGGTAAATGAAAATGGTACTATTTCAAATTGGCAATGGGATATTGATATTGAGAAAGTAAAAGAAGATATTAGAACAGATATAAACGGTGCATACGATGCAATCGAAGCACTTTTAGAAAGAAAATTAGCATTAGAAGAAAAATTGGTTGAATTAAACCATTCAGAACTTGTAAAACAATAGATTATGGAAAAGATATTCTCATTCACAAATATTTTAATAATTGGTTTAGTTGCATTTATTGTATTTAAACAATGTAGTAGTGAGGATAAATCTATTGAAACTATTAAAATTGATGGTAAAAAATACGAATTGTTAAAACATAAAATAGATACCTTTATTGTTGAGCGTACTCAGATAAAATACAAAAAAGGACAAGACATTTATCACGAAACAATTGTAGAAAAAGAAAAGAAAGTAGAAGTACCTGTTTATATAAAAGCAGATAGTGAAAGAATTGTAAAAGAGTATCACTCAAAAGTTTTGTATAAAGATAGATTAGTATTAAATGATGGATTGGGTATTATAGATATAACTGATACCATTAGTAAAAATAAAATTATTGGTAGAAAATGGAATGCTCAAATTAAAGAGAGAACCATTACTGATACTAAAATTGTTAAAGAACTTCCAAAAAACCAAGTTTATATAGGAGTAAATGGTATAGTGGGTAACTCATCTGTATTGATAGGACCACAACTTACTCTTAAAACTAAAAAAGATAATTTATACGGAGCAAATTTACTTATAGACGGAAACGGAAATAAGTATTTTGGTGTATCGGTTGGTTGGAAGATTAAACTCAAAAAATAATGGCAGTTCAAGGGCAACCTAAGAAGTCTTTAAAAGAGATTATTGCAGAAGAATATCGTAAATGTGGGTTAGACCCAATTTACTTTATGAAAAAATATTGTGTTATTCAACACCCAACCAGAGGTAAGATACCTTTTCATTTATATGAGTTTCAAGAGGATTGTTTAAAAGACTTTAAAGAAAACCGTTTCAATATTATTCTTAAATCCCGTCAGTTAGGTTTATCAACCCTTTCTGCGGGTTTTATTTTGTGGAAGATGTTATTTAATGAAGATTTTAACGCATTGGTTATTGCAACTAAAGTAACAGTTGCAAAGAACTTGGTAGAAAAGGTAAGAGTAATGCACGATTTATTACCAATTTGGTTAAGAGATGGTGGGAACTCTTCGGTTGAAGACAACAAACTATCACTTAAACTAAAGAACGGTTCTCAGGTCAAAGCAATCGCATCTTCACCCGATGCAGGACGTTCGGAAGCTCTATCCCTATTAGTAGTGGATGAGGCTGCATTCATTAGAGATATTGATGAAATTTGGTTATCTGCTCAATCAACCTTATCAACGGGTGGTTCTGCAATCGTATTATCTACTCCAAATGGTGTTGGTAACTGGTTTCACAAAATGTGGGTAGAGGGAGAAAGTGGTGCAAATGGATTTAATCCTATAAATCTCCATTGGACAGTTCATCCAGAAAGAAATCAAACTTGGAGAGATGAGCAAACTCGTATTTTGGGAGCAAAGGGAGCGGCACAAGAATGTGATTGCGACTTTGTTGGTTCTGGAGATACAGTAATAGACCCTGAATTATTAACTTGGTATAAAAGTACTTATGTAATGGAACCTGTTGAGAAAGCAGGATTTGATAGAAACCTATGGAAATGGGAATATCCAAATTATAATAAACAATATATGGTTGTAGCTGACGTTGCAAGAGGAGATGCAGCCGATTATTCAACTGCACAAGTTTTAGATATTGAAGATTGTTCGCAAGTTGCGGAGTATAGAGGAATGATTGATACCAAAGATTTTGGAAACTTTCTTACTGCATTGGCAACCGAATACAACAATGCATTATTAGTAGTAGAAAACTCAAACGTAGGTTGGGCATGTATTCAACAAATTATAGATAGAGGATACCAAAATCTATTCTATATGAGTAATGACTTAAAATATATTGATGTTGAAAGACAAATGAGTAATAGATTTTACAGAGATGAAAAACAAATGGTTGCAGGTTTCTCTACAACATCTAAAACAAGACCTTTAATTATTTCAGCATTAGACACTTATATGAATGAGAAAGATATTCTTATTCGTAGTGGTAGATTGATTGATGAAATGTTTACATTTGTTTGGCATAGTGGTAGAGCAGAAGCAATGAAAGGATACAATGACGACTTAATTATGGCATTGGCAATTGGTTTGTGGGTTCGTAATACCGCACTCCGTTTAAGACAAGAAGGAATAGATTTAACTAAAAATATGTTAAACTCATCACATATAACTAAATACGACGGATTTGTATCTACGGGTCATTTAAGTAGAAATCCATATGAGATGGAAGTGGGTAACAAAGAAATAGAAAACTTAACTTGGTTACTTCGATAATTTTTTTATATTTATATATTGTATATGGATAATAATATAAAACTTACTAATTTGATAAAAGAGGACCTACGAAAATGGTTCAAACAAAAGTGGGTAAACATTGGCAAAAAAGTTGATGGTAAGCATCCCCCATGTGGAAGTTCTGGTGAAAAAAGTGGTTATGCTAAATGTGTTCCTGCTGCAAAAGCAGCCGGAATGAGTAAAAAAGAAAAAGAAAGTGCAACTCGTAGAAAAAGAGCAGCACAAAATGATGCAGGAAGAGGGGGTAAAAGTAGTAGTGGACAAGGTAAAGCACCAATAAATGTTTCTACTAAACCTAAAAACGAAGAGTGGAGTGATAAATATAAAAGTAGTATAGATTGTAATAATCCAAAAGGTTTCTCACAAAAAGCACATTGTGCTGGGAAAAATAAAAAAGAAAATAATATGAAACTAACAGTAGAACAAAGACTAGAACTATTCTTAGAAAAAAATGTACCAACTGACCCTGGTAAATGGGCAGCATCAAAAGCAGCCGCAAAAGCTAAATTTGATGTATATCCATCAGCGTATGCAAATGGTTGGGCTGCAAAAAATTACAAAGCCAAAGGTGGTGGTTGGAGAACTGCTAAAGAAGGTGTAGAATTAGATGCTTTAGATGAGGCTTGTTGGGATGGATATAAGCAAGTTGGTGGTAAGATGAAGAATGGTAGAATGGTCCCAAATTGTGTACCTGTAAGTGAAGATATTGATTCGGATGATGATGTAAACTATGGTTTAGTTGAACCAGAAGAGTATGATGTTGAAGATGAAGATATGGAAGATTTTATTGCTTTTATGAAAGGATATGATAAAAACTTAAATGAAGGTTGTCAATGTTTGAGAGAAGCAGAATATCAAGGTAGAGAAGTTCAATTGGGTAAACCAATGCAAGGTGATGTTAAAAAGTTCAAAGTATATGTTAAGAATCCAGCAGGAAATGTTGTTAAAGTAAACTTTGGACAAAAAGGAATGAAAATTAGAAAATCAAACCCTGCTGCTAGAAAATCATTTAGAGCAAGAATGAATTGTGATAGTCCAGGACCGAGACATAAAGCAAACTATTGGAGTTGCAGAAAGTGGTAATAAAGTTTGGAAATTACAAAAAAATTTATTATCTTTATAGATACTTTACAAATTAAAAATGGCAGATAAATCAGTATTAGGTAGGTTACAGAAATTATTTTCAACAAACACCATTGTTCGTAAAACGGAATCAGGAACAAAGGTAATTGACACAGATGAGTGGCAAAATATGACCACGAATTTGGTTGACAGATTCACGAAGTTAAAAGTAACTAACTACGGAACTGGTCAGATAGAATCTGCAATGGCTTATCAACAAGTTCGTATAGATTTATTTAGAGATTACGATTCAATGGATACTGACCCTATTCTTGCATCAGCATTAGATATTTACGCAGATGAATGTACTGCAAAGAATGAACAAGGTAATATCCTAAAGATACATCACGAAGATGATAACATTAAACAAATATTAGAAAACTTATTTTATGATATTTTAAATGTTGAGTTTAACCTTTGGCCTTGGACTAGAAATTTAGTTAAGTACGGAGATTTCTTTTTACATTTAGAAATTGCAGAAGAAGAAGGTATTGGTATTATAAATGTAATGCCTTTATCAGCATACGAAGTTAGTAGAATGGAGGGATTTGACCAAGCTAACCCACAGAGAGTTAAATTTGTGTATGCACCATATCAAAACCCATACGGAGCATTTGGACAATCTCCTAAAAAAGAATTTGAAAATTATGAGATGGCTCATATGAGATTAAACTCTGATTCAAATTTCTTACCTTACGGAAAATCTATGATTGAAGGTGGTAGAAGAGTTTGGAAACAATTAACGTTGATGGAAGATGCAATGTTAATCCACAGAGTAATGAGAGCACCTGAAAAGAGAATCTTTAAAATTGATGTAGGTAATATTCCACCAAATGAGGTAGATAATTATATGCAGAAAATTATCAACAACTCTAAAAAAGTTCCTTTTGTTGATGAAAGAACGGGTGAATACAACTTAAAATATAACGTTCAAAACCTTATTGAAGATTATTATATGCCAGTTCGTGGTAATGATAATGGTACATCTATTGATACTTTAAAAGGTTTAGAATACAATATGATTGATGACATCAATTATTTAAAAAATAAAATGATGGCATCTTTAAAGATTCCAAAAGCATATTTAGGATATGAAGAAGATACTAATGGTAAAGCAACATTGGCATCTATGGATATTCGTTTTGCTAAAACAATTGAAAGAGTTCAAAGAGTATTAATTTCAGAATTAACTAAAATTGCAATCGTTCACTTATATGCACAAGGTATAAACGATGACCGTTTAACTAATTTTACATTAGAATTAACTGTTCCATCTAAAATATACGAACAAGAGCAAGTTGAACTATATACTTCAAAGGTAGCTTTAATCCAACAAATGCAACAAACAAAAATGTTCTCTAAAGAATGGATGTATGAATCTGTAATGAAGATGGCAAAAGATGAGCAAGATGAATTAACATTAGGAGTATTGGAAGATACAAAACAGGCATTCCGTTTAACATCAATTGAAACACAAGGTACAGACCCTGCTAAACCAACTGGTGTAGAAGGAAGTGAAACTACAAATGTTGAAGAAGAGTTGACTAGATTAAAATCAGAATTATCTGCAAATGGTGTTGGTAGACCAAAAGACCCTGTTAGATATGGACATGATGACCATCCTGAAGGTAGAGACCCATTAGGAATTAAAACTCTTAAAACAAAAGAAGGTTCTGTAAAATACAAACCAAGAAACTCATACCAGGAAATATTTAAAGATATGGATGGTAATAAAAAAACTATTTTAACAGAAGATTTAACAAAAGAGTAATAAACTAATATTATACTATATTTATATCTGACAAATTGCAGAAATTAATGAAAAAAATTAAACATTCGAAATTTAAAAATACTGGATTTATATTTGAACTGTTAGTAAGACAAATTACGTCTGAAATCATGTCTTCAGATACTTCGGTAGCAGAAAAGATTTTAAAAGAAAACTTTAATTCAAAAAAAGAACTTTCAAAAGAATTAAAATTATATCAGTATCTTATAAACGAAAAGTATAATTCGGAATCTAAAGCAGAACAATTTATTAACACAATTTGTGAAGCAAGAAAAAGATTAGATGAAAATAAACTTACAAAAGAAAAATATAATCTAATTAAACAATTAAAAGAAACTTATAATATTGATGAATTTATAAAATCATCAGTATCAAATTACAAAACACTTGCTTCTATTTATAAATTATTTGAAGTAAGTAGTACAGATGAACAATATGACCCAAAGGATATTGTTAGTTCTCGTTTTACTATTGCGGAAAATATCATTAACACATCTATTCAAAATAAAGATTCTAAAATCAAAAATGCAGTATTAGAAGAATACAAAAGGCAAGATGAGGATTTAAGAGCAATTTCATATAAATTTTTAGTAGAAAACTTTAATAAAAAATATAAAAACTTAACATCCGACCAAAAAGGATTATTAAGAGAATATATTAATAACATCAATAATACAGGTAAGTTAAACGCATATGTTTCTGAAGAAATATCTAAATTAGTTGGTGGATTAAAAGAAGTTGGTTCTAAAATTACAGATAAAGTAACTAAGATTAAATTGGCAGAAACAATTTTAAATATTAGAAAAATAAAATCTGCAAAAAGAGTTAAAGAAGAACATCTTTCTGCAATGATGATGACTTACGAATTATTAAATGAATTAAAAGAATCAATAAAAAAATAAAAAATGTCAAATTATAGAATTTATAAAGTAGAAACATTTACATCATCGAGTGTAACTGGTTCGGTATCCGGAAAAGCTTGGGGTGTTATGAAAGACCACACTGCAACTTTGGGAGGAATTGTAATGGAAGGTGGTGGAACATTGATTGGTTCACATATGACTGTGGGTCAAGTATATCCTTGTTATCCACGACAAATTAGTTGTTCAACTGGTTCATTTAGTATTTTTTCATAAACTAATTAGAAATGCCAGCACAATCAAAAGCACAACAAAGATTTATGGGAATGGTTCATTCAGCTCAAAAGGGTGATATGGAAAATCCATCACCGGAAGTTAAAAAAGCAGCTGATTCAATGTCTGATAAAGATGCCAAAGATTTTGCATCAACAAAGCACGATGGTTTACCTGACCATGTTAAGGAATTTATCATTAGAGAGGTTAGGGGTATCAAAACAATTAGTAAAGAGTATGGAGAAGTTGTAGACCAAATACAAAAACATTTGGATTTATATAAACAAACAAAAGGAACTCCTGCTGAAAAACAACACATTCAACAACTTAAACAATTAAACGATAAGAAAAAATCATTAGCAGCTGAATTAGACCAAAAAGTTAGTGGTATGTATAAAGATGCCGAATTAAAGGTTGATGAAATGAATGTTACTGGTAATGTTGATGGATACGGTACTCCATTTGCATTTGGTAAAGGTGAAGATGAAAAGACAAAAGGTAAAAGACAAGCCGATTTAACTGGATATACAGTAGTTAAAGAAAATCGTTGGGTAGCATTAAGACAAGAAGATTCAACTCCAACTCAAAAAATAGGAAGAGGGATTTCAAATATAAATAAACAACTTAAAGAAATGGAACAATTTCTAAGTTGGTACGGTAAAATTAAAAATGAAAACGGAGTTTCTAACAAAAACTTTTGGAAAAGAACAAATTCTCATATTTATAATATAAAAGAGAGGTTGTTAAAATTAGACCAACAAATTCGTAAAATATCTGAATAATGAAATTACACCAATTAAAGGAGCTTGTTAGACAAGTTGTAAGAGAAGAGCATGATTACCAACAATTATTTAAACATATGTTGGATAAATCTGGTAAATCAATTCCATCTATGTCTGATGATGATAAGAAGAAATTCTTTAATGCAGTAGATACGGCATACAAAGCAAAATCAGAAGGTAGACTAAGAGGATACAACGAAAACTTACCTGGAAATCAAGAGAAATTAGATACCGATAAAGACGGTGAAATTGAGGCAAGTGATTTGGCAGCATTAAGAAACAAAAAGTAATGAGCAAAGGATTATTGATAGAAACGCATTTGTTTGAAGCAAAAATACAAGAAGAATCTAACGGTACTTTACTTGTTAAAGGTGTTTTGCAAAGAGCGGGTGCTGAAAATCAAAATGGTAGAAGATACCCTAAAGAAATTCTTGAAAGAGAATGTAAAAAATACCAACAACTTATTAACGAAAGAAGAGCATTGGGTGAATTAGACCATCCAGATTCTCCAGTTATTAACTTAAAAAATGTATCCCATAATATCAGAGAAATTTATTGGGAAGGTGATGATGTTTGTGGAGTAGTTGAAATACTTTCTACACCATCAGGTAACATTTTAAAAGAATTGTTAAAAAACAACATCCGTTTAGGTATTTCATCAAGAGGATTAGGTTCGGTAGAAGAATTAAGAGATGGAACTGTAATGGTTAAAGAAGATTTTGAATTAGTAGGTTGGGATTTCGTTTCAAACCCATCTACACATGGAGCATTTATGGCTCCGATGAACGAATCTAAACAATGGAAGAAGATTGCGGATGAGTGTGGTAAATGGTGTAAAGCACAAGATTTAATGAGAGAAATATTAATAGAATTAAACTAATACAAATATGAAACTAGTAAATTTAGTACCTGGTAAAGCTATCAACAATAAAGTAGTTAAAGAATCATTAGAAGATTTGGATACAACTTTACCAATGGGTGTTGAAAGATATTTAGATAAGATGGTTTCTCAAATTAAGGGAATGAATCTTAATCGTAAAAAAGAAATGCTTGTATTGGCAAAAGTAATCGAAGCTATGGGAATGGATAAGCAAGAATTAATGAGATACATTCAAAAAATTAAGAAAAACGATATTTTATCAAAATAATTATGATACGTTTAAAAGACTTACTTAAAGAATCAGACGAGTTTCAACAACTACCAACTGAATTAAAAAGACACTTCTTGGAAATCATTTCAACTTATGGACAACATAGAGAAGGAATGACTAGAAAATCTGACATCAGACAAGTTGCTGAAACTTTGGGTGGTATTGCAGATGCGGCACAAGAATATACTTTGAGAGAAGGTGGTGATTGGTTTGATAGAGTTACTATTAAACGTAATATGGGTGAGTTAAAAAAATTACAATCTGCATTCGAAAAAGAATCATTAGAAGCAAAAGCACAAGAACAAAGATTAGAATCCTTATATGAAGATATGGGACACGTTTTAGGAAGATACTTTGAAATAGCAGATGTATCGGAAGATGTGATGAAAAGTAGATTGGGATTACAAGAATGTAAATCTTGTAAAAAAACAAAATAAATGGAAGAGTTAGCATCTTTATTATTACAAAGTAGAACTCAAGCACATTCTTACCATTGGGCAGTTAAAGGTATTGGTTCTCATTCTGCACATCTCGCATTACAAAATTACTATGATTCAATTGGTGGATTAATAGATGGTTTAGTTGAAGCATATCAAGGTAAAGAAGGTTTGATTCAAATTTCAGGAATTGGAACATTAGATAAAAATAGTGATATTAAAAATATTATTAATTACTTTGAAACTCTTTGTAATTTAATTGCAAAATTAAGAACAAATCCTAAATTGCAAGATTCTTGGATACAAAACGACATTGATACAATCGTATCTTTATTGTATTCTACTAAATATAAATTGGTAAATCACCAATAAAATCTACAAATATACAAAAAAATATTGATAATTCCAAAGAAATTTAGAATTTTTCTTTAGTTTTCTAAAAAGTTATATACTTATTATCAAATATCCCATTTATTATGGGATTACTTTTTATAGTTGATTAACGAATACCCTTCCTTATAAGGCGTGACCGAACAATCAACAGAATATCATTGGAGTTGTATTCAATAACTTCACAAGTAAATCATAAAAAAATAAATGGCAAACTCAAAATTGTTAAAAGAAGCAATCGCCGATGCTAAAGCCGTAAAGGAAACTGCATTAGCAAACGCAAAGTTAGCACTTGAAGAAGCATTCACTCCAAGATTACAATCTATCTTATCTCAAAAGATGAGAGCAGAAGCTGAAGAAATGGAAAATGATGACCAAGAAGCTACAAACGAAGAATTGGATTCTACTGGTATTGGTTCAAAAGTTGGAACTGATGCAGCAGAAACACCGGGTTCTCAACCATCATTATATGCAGATACTGATTTATCAGTAGGTGTTGCAAAAGATGGTGGCAAACCAGAACAATCGGGAACTGACTACGAAAAAGTAGCAGACATCAACGAAGAAGATGATTATGACTTCGGTGGTGAAGAAGAAGATGATAATGCTGAAGAAATAGCTGAATTAAGAGCTAGATTAGCAGAATTAGAAGGTGATAGTGAAGAAAAAGAAGAAACTCCAATGGAAGGTGAATATGGAATGGATTCTGAAGAAGACCCAATGGAAGGTGAATATGGAATGGATTCTGAAGAAGACCCAATGGAAGGTGAAGAAGAAGATGAAATGGGATTAGAAGCTATTATCAGAGAATTGGAAGCACAATTAGGTGATGAAGAAGGTTCTGAAGAAACAAACGAAGAAGAGGAAGAAGAAGAAGACCCTAACGCAGACCAAATTGCAGAATTAAGAAGACAATTGGCTGAATTAGAAGGTGATGAGGAGAAAGAAGAAGAACCAAAAATGGAATCTAAAAGATTAAAAGAATCACGTAGAAGATTAAGAGAAGATTATACTGACGGAGCTGAGGCAGGAACTGACCCAGATGGTGAGAAAGTAATTGACTTAGAAGAAATTCTTCGTGAAATGGAAGATGATTTGAAAGATAAAGTTGAAGAAGGTGAAGAAGAAGATGCTGAAGAATTGAAAGCAGACTTAAACGAAGCTTACAAAACTATCAAATCATTACAATCAACTATCAACGAAGTAAACTTATTGAATGCAAAATTATTATTTGCAAACAAATTGTTCAGAGCTCACAACATGACTAACGAACAAAAAGTTAAGGTAATTGAAACTTTAGATAGAACAAAATCAGTAAGAGAAGTTAAATTGGTTTACTCTACATTAGCAGAGAATTTCAAATATACTTCATCAAACAGAATTGCTAAGAAATCAATTGCAGAAGGAATCGCAAGTAAAGTAGTTAAATCTACTAAGCCATCGGTTCAAAAGCAAGTAATTTCTGAATCTGTAGCAGTAGCTAACAGATTTAAAAAATTAGCTGGTATTATTAAATAATAAAAACAATTAAATTCAAAATGAACTTAAAAAAATTAATGACAGGTGCTAACCCACAGAGCGTAATGCTTGAGCAAACTAGAGGTTTGAAAGGCAAGTGGGAAAAAACAGGATTACTTGAAGGAGTAGGTTCTGAAACAACTAAGCATGGTATGGCAGTAATGTTAGAAAACCAAGCTAAGCAATTATTGGACGAGGCAACTCGTACAGGTACATCTTCTGGTTCAGAAGAGTGGGCAGGTGTTGCTCTACCTTTGGTAAGACGTATTTTTGGTTCTATCGCAGCGAAAGAATTCGTTTCGGTTCAACCAATGAACTTACCATCAGGTCTTATTTTCTATATGGACTTCAAATATGGTACTGATACAACAGTAGGTAGACCAGCTTCTGGTTCTTCTATGTTCGGTAATGGTGGTACTTTTGGAAAAGATTCATTATCTCCATCAGGTAATAAATTGGGTTCTACTCAAGCTACTGAAGGTGGTCTTTACGGAGCAGGACGTTTCGGATATACAATCAACGATACATCAGCTAATTTATCAGCATTAGTTGCATCTGCATCTTTAGCAGATATTTCATTTGATTTAACTGATTCTACTATTTCTGCATCATACGCAGCAGGTAAACTTAAAAAATTAACTGTAGCATTACCGGATGCAGCTGATTTCAATGCGGTAAGAGCATTTGATTTTGTACAATCAGGTTCTGGATATACACAATATCCTCAATATACTGTTAAAAATGGTTCAAACGTAGTATTTGTAGCAGCAGTTGCTGCAGCAGGTACTTACGCAGGTGCGAGTGATTCTGTACCTGTAGGTGGTCAATTACAATACCATTTACAACCAACTGATATTTCTCGTGGAGATTTTGAAGATAGAGGTTCTGATTTAGCGATTCCTGAAATCGAATTAGAATTGAAATCTGAGCCTATCGTTGCTAAGACTCGTAAGTTGAAAGCAATCTGGACTCCTGAATTAGCTCAAGATTTAAATGCATATCACTCAGTAGATGCTGAAGCTGAATTAACTCAAATGTTATCTGAGTATATCTCATTAGAGATTGACTTAGAAATCTTAGAGATGTTGCAGCAAAATGCATTCTCAACTGAATATTGGTCAGCAAGAGTTGGATACGATTACAATTCTGGAAACGGAACATTTGAAGTTGATTCTAACGCAGCAGCAGCTTCTGCTTACACAAAATCAACTTGGTTCCAGACTTTGGGAATCAAATTACAGAAAATCTCTAACAAGATTCACCAATTGACTATGAGAGGTGGAGCAAACTTTATTGTTGTTTCTCCAAACGTAGCTACAATCTTAGAATCAATGAACGGATTCTCTGCAAACCCTGGTAAAGATGCTTTAACTTTTGCAGCGGGTGTAACTAACATCGGACAAATCTCAAACAGATACGATGTTTACAAAAACCCTTATATGACTGAGAACGTTATCTTATTAGGATTTAAAGGTTCTAACTTCTTCGAGACAGGTGCGGTTTACGCTCCATACGTTCCGTTGATTATGACTCCATTAGTGTACGATCCAGTTAATTTCACTCCAAGAAGAGGTGTTATGACTCGTTACGCTAAGAAAATCGTAAGACCAGAATTCTACGGTAAAATCGTAATTGATGGTTTAGAGACTCTTTAATCTCAATTTATTGATTTATTAAAAGAGGGGATAGAAATATCTCCTCTTTTTTTTATTTTAAATTTATATTTATAGTAAATAAACAACAAAATAATATGGCAGACGTAATTTTTAAAGCGTATAATTTACCTACATTTGATAGTGTAAGTGGTACAGAACTTATGGCAAAAAGAGAAGATGGTCAATTTGGATATGTACCCGCTTCTCAATTACAAACAACATTAGATGGAAATGGATTAGCAACTGATACGGATATTTCTGCATCAAACGCTGCTAGAGTATCATTGAGTGGTAGTATTGCAACTAAAATGGCAAATACTTCATTTGGATATGTTACTGGTAGTTTTGCAAATGATGTGGCCGCAGCATCAGCTGGTGTTCCAGTTGGTGGATTGTATCATACTACCGGTACAGTTAAAGTTAGATTAACATAGTTTTCAATTTTATTAAAAATATTAAAAAGGGAGAGTAGAAATGTTCTCCCTTTTTGTTTTATAGGAATATCAGTTCTTTTTTATTTCTTATATTTATAGGTGTAAAACTATAAATTTTCATTATGTCTGTAAACACATACTGGTCAGGTTCAGTATCTGGCTCATTTATATCGGGTTCATCCACTCCTTTTGGAATTTATGATTCGGATACTGCGTTTAGAAGTGATGCACCTAAGACGGCAACATGGGTTGCAAAGAGATTAGGGTGGCCAATTGTTAATATCGAATTAAATAATGACCAAATCTTTGCTTGTTTTGAAGAATCTGTTTCAGAATATTCGGCACAAGTAAATCAATTTAATCTTCGTAACAATCTTGATATTTTAAGAGGACAACCTAAAGGAAGAGTTGCAAACTTTTCTCAAACACTTGTAGATGGTTCATTTTTACCAACCGCAGTTCGTATGGCACAACAATACGGAACTTTAGCAGGAGTTGGTGGTGCAACTGAAATTAAAAAAGCATATATATCAATAACTTCATCGGTTCAAATATATGATATAATGACACAAGCAACCGATGTTGAAACAGGTAGAAACTTTGCAGCAATATTTAGTGGTTCATCTACGGTTGATGTAACAAGAGTTTATCACGAAGCAATTCCTGCTATTACTCGTTTCTTTGACCCATATTCGGTTGGAGCACAAGGTACTCTAAACTTAATGAGTGAGTTAGGATTTGGTAATTTCTCTCCCGCTGCACAATTCTTAATGATGCCTCTTTATGAAGATGTACTAAGAATGCAACAAATTGAATTTAATGACCACATTCGTAAATCGGCACATTCATTTAATATAGTAGATAATAAATTGGAAATATTCCCCGTTCCGACTGAGGATACAATGAAGAAAATTTATTTTGAATATATGAGTAGAGATGAATTCGAACACGATTCTCAAACTATTCAATCGGATTCACTTTCGGATTATTCAGATATTCCTTACGATTTTATTCAGTATTCAAACATAAATGATGTTGGAGTTCAATGGATTAGAAAATATACATTAGCACTCTCTAAGGAGTTGCTAGGAGCAATAAGAGAGAAGTATTCATCCATTCCTATACCTGATGCAGAAATCTCCTTAGATGGTGCAGCATTGAGAGCAGAAGCACAAGTTGAAAAGGATATGTTGATTACTCAATTAAGAGAAAACTTAGATGAGATGAGTAGAAAGAATGTGATGGAAAACAAAGCACACGAATCAACTCACCATCAAGAAATGTTAAGAAAAGTTCCTTTAAGATTATATGTAGGATAATATGCCAAAGTTTTCATTAGATAGAGATTTAGATTTTTTTCATAGTATTGCCAGAGAATTGGTAGATACTGTGATAGAAAATACTTTTGTATTGTTTAAAATAGATTTAAATGCTACAACAATAAATATTTACGGAGAATCATTAAACAAAACTTGGCATCCTGGTGTTGAACTTTTTGGTTTAGTTGATAAAGACCCTGAAGGAGTTTTATATGAAGGATTTGGTGCAGATATAACACAAACTATGACTTTCAAAGTTGATAGAGGATTGTGTGAAGAACGAAATACATATCCGGAAATAGGTGATGTTATATATTACGATGATTCTTATTTTGAAATTGATAATACAAATGAAATTCAATTTGTAGCAGGTTCTCCTGATAATAATTGGAGTATTGTAATTACGGCATTCCAAGTAAGTAAATCAAATCTAAACATAGAAAAAAGAATAGATTAATATGTCTACTAACCCATTAAAAAAAACAGATAGGATTCTGCAATCAAAATCTACAAAAGGAGACTTAAAACAAAGTATCTCTCTTTTTGATATAGATTATGCAATGATGTCTTATTTAGAAGATACTGCATTACCTACATTAGATAATAATGGAGTTGCATTAAAAATACCTGTAATTTATGGTAATTCCGAAAGATGGAATGGTGCAAGAAGACAGGGTGTATTTAGAGATGATAAGGGTAAGATTCAATTACCTTTAATGATGATTAGAAGAACATCGATTGCAAAAGATGACCAAATGCCAATGTTAAACAGACATGTTTCATATTCTGGTATTACAAAATATTCAAAAAATAATAGATACGATAGATTTACATTATTGGGTAAAAACACACAACCTAAATATGAAATTTTTAAAATACAAATGCCAGAATATGTTGAATTAAACTATGATTGTATGGTTTGGACTTCATATACAGAACATTTAAATTCAGTAATAGAACAATTGCAATATAGTGGAACATATTGGGGAGATAAAGATGGTTTTAAATTTAGAACTACATTAGGTGATTTTAATGTTGTAAATGAAGTAGGTGAAGGAACTGAAAGAATTAACAGAATTGAATTTAGTTTAACTGTAAAAGCATATTTACTTCCTGAAAAATTTGATGGAGAAAGTACAATTAAAAAATCATTTTCTACAAAAAGAATTGTTGTTGCAACTGAAACAGATGTAACGGGAAATGGTAGATTAGAAGGATTACTTACAACTCCATCTCCATATTATGATAACAAAGATTTAATTGATTTTCTTTCAATAAACAATAGTAAAGTAGTTGATGGAGGAACAAATTCGGCAACATTTTCAAATGTAAAATTAATACAAGCACCTGCACAATTAGTATCTGTAATTAGTGCTGGATTATCATATGGGGGAAATTCATATGATATTAAGTTGTATATAAATGGTGTAAGATATTACCAAACAACACATTTTACGGTAACATCATATACAAATAATACATTGGTATTAGCATTGTCTCCTGGATTTTCAGTAGATAGTGGTGATGAAATTACTATCATAGGTAAATTCATAGATTTATAATGAAACGAAGCCTTTTAGATATAACACAAAAAATCAGTAGAAACCCTGGCAAAGCGGTTTTAACTCCAAAGGATTTAACAAATTCTACTCATTTTATTTATGAAGCAACAGGTTGGAGATTTGTGAGTATATTAAGAGAAATAGAATTTAGAGAAACACAAGATAGATTAAATATTCACATAAATACTCAAAATATAAGTCCAAGAGATTATATTGCTGAAGATGGTCCTAATGGAATATTGATAAAATTTATAAAATCAAATTTTCAATATAATTTGGATTCGGAAGATTTTATAGAAATAAAAGGAGATATAGAACAATATGCTTAATAGATTTTCATCAAATGCTAGAAAAATAAATAGAATCATTCCAAAAATTAATCCTAACAATTTGAATGATTCTTTGTATATTACTGCTAGTCTTTTGAATGTAGATATACCATCATCGAATTTATATCAATCAAATACAAAAAAAAATCCATTTGGGCCAACTATTGTTAATAAAAATGCTATTAATGATAATTCGTATGTAACTGCTAGTTTAGAAAATATAGAAATACCTACATCTTCTTCATATCAATCTCATACTCGTTCTAATCCAAATCCAATATCAGTTGTAAATAATAAACAAACTATAATTGATTTTCATAATGAAATATTAGAACATAGTGCAAGATATGTACAAAGAAATGTTGATACATTTGACAACAATGCAAATACATTAACGATATATAGTGCCAGCTTAGATTATGGAACGGAAGGAGCATCACCTAACAATTTTGAAGTATTAGTATTTGGTTTACATATTCCAGGAAATTATACAATAAAAGAAGTTGGAAATAATGTAGTAATAACTTTAAATGAACAATACATAGATTACGATAATGTGACTATAAATGATATTTATGTTATGGGTAAGTTAAAAGAATAAAAGATATTTATAGGATATGGCAAACTTAATAAGATTAAAACAAATAGAAAGTGGTTCTGCATTGAGTACCGCAGTATCGGTTGGACAAGACTTTAGCGCATCGGTATTTGAAATTATAGATGGGGCAGGACTTATTTCATCATCTGCACAAGTTTTACTAATATCAGCATCAGGATATAACCAATTAGCTACCGATTTAGAAGTATCAGTAATAAGTTCTTCAATTGCGGCAACCATTAGTGTAGTAGCAGCAGGAACGGGATTTGTAACAACTGGTTCATTTAATTCATATACTGCATCTTTAGGAGATACATTTGCAACAGATGTAGAGGTTTATCTTACTGCTTCGAACATTATAGACCAGGGGGAGTTTTAATTAATAAGTTATACTTATAGATAATAAAGTAAATTAAGAATAATATAGATGGCTCAGTTAATACAACATAAAAGAGGTAGATTAGAACGGTTATCCATAATTACGGGTTCTTTACAAAAAGGAGAAATATTAATTGTAACTGGCTCATCTAATATTACTTCATCAAATGGTTCAGCTATTTTATTTGCAGCAACTGAAAGTGGTTCAGTTCAAGCTACTAATCGATTTATAATTGGAAGTTCAGCACCAAATGTATTTACTGCATCTATTTATGGTGGTTTAGTAAATGGAGTTCCTTATTACGATAGTGGTAGTGGAACTTTATATTTGTTAGGAAGTGATAGTAATACTGCAATTAACCTAACAGGTAACATTAGTGCATTTAGTGCATCAGTAGCAACATCATTTTCGGCAAGTAATGCAAGTATAGCAAGTGTAACTGGTGATTTTAGTTCATCGGTAGCTCAAACATTTGCAACACAAAGTTTAAACTTATCAAATTTAAGTTCTTCTATTTCTCAATCTATTATTGATATTGTAAGTGCATCATTAAGTAGTTCATTATCAGTTATAGCAACCGATATAGAAGTTGCAATTGTTAGTGCATCAGTATCATCATCGCAAGCTTTAATATCATCTTCTATAAGTTCTTCAATTGCAGAAACTTTAAGTGGAAGTGCAGCATCGATTACAAGTTTAAGTTCATCGGTATCTGCATCATTGGCAACTTTGAGTGCAAGTAGTGGATTTATTAGTTATGTAACCAATAGTGTACAAAACTTAACAGGAATAGAAGTTGCAGATTTTGATAGTAATACCGCAGTAACATTCGTAGATGGGGTTCTTAAATTTATTTTTGGAACACCAACACAACCAACATCGGTAGCAGCGTCTACAAGTGGATTTGCAACGGACAGATTTAATAATGTAACGGACGCATATTCAGTTAATGGAAGTTGGAATAATCAAGGATATACATTAGTAAGTGCATCATTATATGAAAGTACAACATTACTTACACAAGTTGGTAGTGGAACATCATTAACATATAGTACGACAACATCGGGTTCTCATACATATAGATTGGAATATACGGCAAGTTCTCCATTAGATGGTAGTTTATATAAAACATCAACTACTACAACAGGAACAGTATCTAAAACAAATCCTGCAGCACCTACATTGACACCAACTACAACAATTCAATTAGGAACTACTTCAAATCAAATTGAACAAGGTGCAACTGGTAGTATTTCATTTACATCATCTTCATTAAATCCAAATGCGGGTTGGAATTTGACAAGTGTAACAACAAATGTAGCATCACCTTATTATATAACAGGTTCGGCAACGGGTTCTACTTCAATTAGTATAACTGCAACTGCAAACTACGCATCTCCATCGGGTGAAAATATTCCTGATACTACAACTACATCAACTACAACTGCTACTTATACAAAAATTAGAAGTTTAAGATATGGAGCAAGTGCAGCAACTGCATTTACGGCAGGAGAATTGGAAAATTTAGCAAGTTGGGATACTACATTAGGTGGAACAATAGGAACGATTGCAAAAGGTACAACAACTGCAAGTGGACAAAGTGTAACAATAACTTGGACTGGTGACAAATATCATTATATAGTATTCAATAGTTCTTTATCAAACTTAACAAACATCACAACAGGTGGATTTGGTGTATTTAGTTCGTTTGCAGTAACAACAGTTGGACAATATAAAGTTTATAAAACAACTCTTTTGCAAGCAGGTGCAGCAGGAACTAGTATAACATATGTATTAACATAAAATAGAAAGATAAGAAATGGCAATTATATTACCTAGTGGTTTTAACATAACGAATAGTGAGCCTGTTGATGCAAGATTTGCATTAGCTAATCAGTCAGCTCGTTATGCTTTATCAGCTGCTAATATTTATAAGGGATTGGTTGTATTTCAACAAGATGATTCTACATTATTTGTATTAACTGATACTACAAATGTAGGAAATTCAGACGGTTGGACACAAATACAAATAGGTGCAGTTACATCAAATTTACCATCAGGAGTAATATCATCTTCACAACAAGTCATTGATATATTTAACGCAAACTTTACTGCAGGTTCTACAATGGCAACCACAGTAGATACTACATTCGCAACTGATACGGAGTTATTTGTTACTTCTTCTAACTTAGATGCGGGAGAATTTTAATAGAATAAAAAACAAATATAAAATATAATCGGTTTTATTTAACGGTTAGTTTAAAAAACAATATTTATAGATTGAGTAACATAGAATAATCAAACCCAAAATATGGCACAAATCATTAGACACAGACGTGGTAGTTTAGAATCCCTTTCAGCAGCAACGGCATCGTTTCAAAAAGGTGAATTAATAATTGTATCCGGCTCATCAAATCTTACCACAACAAATGGTTCATCCATTTTATTTGCAGCAACTGAAAGTGGTTCAGTACAAGCGGTAAATAGATTTTTAATTGGAGATGCTGCACCAAACGTATTTAGTTCATCTACTTATAATGGTTTAGTTAAAGGTGTTCCTTACTATGCAAGTGGTAGTTCAACTTTATACTTACTTGGTTCTGACCAAAATGATATTCCAGATTTAACGGGTAACATTAGTAACTTTAGTTCTTCGGTTTCAGCATCAATAAGTGCATTATCTGCATCGGTAGGTAGTGGTACAATTGGTAATTCTGTAAATTTATTAAATACATTTAGTGGTTCTACTTTAGGTAGATTGACTAATTTAGAATCAACTTCTGCAAGTGTAAATAATTCGGTAACTGCTCTAAACACTTCTTCTGCATCTCAACAAACTAGTATTGATGCATTAAACGTTTCTTCTGCATCTTTAAATACATTTAGTTCTTCTGCTTTAGGTAGATTAACTAATTTAGAAAGTACAAGTGCAAGTGTAAATAATTCAGTATCTGCATTAAATACTTCTTCTGCTTCTCAGCAAGTTAGTATTGATGCATTAAATAGCTATACAAGTTCAAACACATCAACAACTGCATTAAACGAATTTACGGCTTCTGCAAATGGTAGATTTACAAACTTAGAAACAACTTCTGCAAGTGTAAATACATCGGTTGCAGCTTTAAACACTTCATCAGCATCACAACAAATTAGTATTGATGCATTAAATACGGTAAGTGCTTCAAACTTAGGAAGAATATCTAATTTAGAAATAACTTCTGCAAGTGTAAATAATTCAGTAAGTGCATTAAATAATTCATCAGCATCTTTAAATTCATTTAGTTCATCAATACTTCAAGCATTAACTGCAAGTGGAGCAAATGTAACATTTAGTGGTAATGTAACTATACCTGGTAACTTAACAGTAGCAGGAACAACAACCGCAGTAAACTCTACTACAATTCAATTAGGAGATAATATAATTGAATTAAATGGAACAGGTGTTGCAAATGGAGGTTTATTAGTTAAAGACCCAACTGCACCAAATACTGTTTCCGGTTCATTATTGTGGGATTCTACAAATGACTACTGGAAAGCAGGAGCATTGGGAGCTGAAAGTAAATTACTAAGAGCAGATAGTGATTCAGTAGTAAGTGGTTCATCTCAAATTACAATATCTTCAACAACTGGATTTGATACATATAGTGGTTCGGTTTCGGCATCATTTGCAGAAGTAATTGCAAACGTAGGTTCTGGTGTTGGAGTTTCAATTTCAAACTTAAATTCATTCAGTTCTTCTACATTAGGAAGATTAACAAATATTGAATCAACTTCTGCAAGTGTAAATAATTCGGTATCAGCATTAAACACTTCGACTGCATCACAACAAATTAGCATTGATGTATTAAACGTAGTAAGTGCTTCAAACTTAGGAAGATTAACAAACTTAGAAGCAACTTCTGCA